TTACAGGATGCGGGCGCTGATGGCGTTTGCCACCTGAAACAGGTCCTTCTGCCCAATAAAGCCAAACTTGGCCTCGTGGCCGTCCGCAAAGCAGACTGTCAACTGGGACGCCTGCAGCGGATCGCCAAAACCCGCCGTCTGGATGCCATAGTGCAGCACCTTGCGGTAAGGCAGCACAAAAAGCTGCTGCCGCGTGCCCGTGACCCCCTGCATATCCACCATGATGATGCGGTGGCTGGTGAACACCACCTGATCGCGCACCGTCTTGTATGCGCCCACGATCTGCTCGCCCTCCAGCAGCAGGGCGTTAACATTTTTGCAGATATCCTTCTCCTGCAGGCGCATGAGGTTCTCCATCGGTTTATCGCGGAATTCCATTGTAGCGTTCCCCTTTCAGCGGTTTTATGGCTCTATTGTAGCATTTCCGCCGCCGGTTTGCAAGATGACTGCCCAGTGCAGGACAAAAAGAAAAGACCCGAACCGTTCAAGGTTCAGGTCTTTTGGAGCGGGTAATGGGAATCGAACAACGATTTCTCTCCATGAATCTGCAAAAGCACAACCTTTATTCTCGAAACATCATAAAAAACCAGAAAAGCGCTTGCCATAACAGGCAAGCGCTTTCTTCGTTCTAGGATATTTTTCTGGGTCAAAAAATGGGTCAACTGGGTGGTCATCCGTGGGCCTTGTTAATGGCCGCAGTCGTGGCCTCTGCCAGCTCCTCCCGCTGGCCCTTTATCTCATGCCGGTACACGCCGAAGGTGTCCATGTTCTTGCTGTGGCCCACCAGCATCTTCAGCTGGCCGTCCGTCAAGGCTCCGGCCTCCATGCTGACAAAGGTGTGCCGCATCTCGTAGAGCGTGACAGCTGGCGTGATTCCGTTCGATGCCTGATACTTCTCCCACCGGCGCTTGAGAGAGCGCTGGCAAGGAATCTGGAATAGGGGCGTGTTATAGTTTAGCTCAACACCGCTGTCTTTGAGGAGCTGCACCTGTGCCTCGTATGCTTCCCGCGCCTGCTGGCACATATCAAATGACCGGATGCTGTTTTCGTTCTTGCCGGTCGTTTCTTCCTCGTGCGTGTTGATGCTGCGGCGAAGGTTGACCGTGTTGCCCTTGATGTCGCCATACCAGAGACCGACCAGCTCTCCGGGTCGGACACCGGTAGACACGGCGAAACGGTAGGCGTAAATGTAGTCATCGAAAACACGTTTTGAGTACAGCAGCCGCGTATCAACCGAAAAGAGAACACGCAACCCGGACGGCTGAAGAATCTTCTTCTCTCCCATGCGGGCATTTTTCGGGATTGTCAGCTCCGGATTGAGCGTGGTGTATCGGTTCTTCCTGCACCACTTCAAGAAGCTGTTGGCCGTGGAACGGATGGTCATAAGCGTTTTGCGGCTCAATGGCTTGTTGAGAGAGCTGCGCTGCCGCTCTTTCTTTAAGCAGCGCTTTTTGAACGACATATCAATCGCCTTTTGCAAATCGCCCTCGGTCAGTTCTTCAATGCGCAGGTTCCCGATGACTGGCAGAAGATAATAGTCGCCGTATTTTGTGCACTGTTCCAGATAGGACGTGCCGCTGGTGAGGGCAAGGTCTTGCAGCCATTCCGCATAGAGGACAGAGACCTTTTTCCTTCCGTCCCGGATGCTGTCGTCTAGCCACGCGTCAGCCTTCGCGTTCGCTTCCCGCTGCCCAGTGCGGCCCGGCGTGGAGCTGTAGAAGCTCTTCATCACGCCGTTCTTCTGAACCCTGATTCGCCAGCGGTTCGTGCACTCTTGCCACTCGGCGGTGTTCGTTCGCTTCTTCAATGAAACACGCCTCCCCTCATATCCTTATAAAAGTAGTAGGCTCGCCGGACGTATTCCTCTGTGGTGTCGAGTTCTTCCGCAATCTCGCAAGCGTCCATGCCGCGCTTCAGCATCGCCAGCAGCGTCTCTTCCGGTATCGCGTGAAGTATGTACCATCGGTCAGCCCTGACCTCGTGGCGCTCTCGCAGATCATAGGGCGTGAGCCGGGTATAAAACCCACCGTATACGCAATGCCCTATCTCATGCCCCAGCCGGGCAGCCTCTTCGGCTCTGGTGAAACGCCGGGTGCTGTCCATTCCGATGCAGCAGTGGCCGTTCACTTCCATGCTCATGCTGCCAGTGTTTGGCAGCGGAAAATTGTAAATGTCGATGCCGTTTTCATTTGCCGTGTCATAAAGTTCATTTAGGCTGTCCATTCGCATCTCGCTCCTTTACGAAACGAGCGAAGCTCTTGACCTCTTCAAATTGAGCGTCGGTCACGTCCCCGCCCCCAAAGAGTGCAAATTTGATATCGTCATCTGTTACCTCGCGGCTGTCTGCTGCGGGGCTTTTTTCATTTTCGGGCTGAATAGCCGGTGCTGCCGGGTCATCTGTTTCGCCAAATAGGTATTCACTAGTCGTTTCTAGCTCCTTTGCACAGAAATTGACGAAAGCTCTTGGCGGTTCTGTGTTTCGCTTCTCGAACATCCGGATATAGTTATCCGCGTGTCCGGAAGCCTGACACAGAGCTTTTCTCGTCATTCCGTTTCTTTTTAGAAGAAAATCAAGGCGATCAAACATAAAAGAACCCATGGTACAACCTCCAAACTATCCAACCGCTAAATTTTTTTGAAAAAAATAGCTGCGAGCTATTTACAAACTAGCTAAAAACTAGTATAATAGCTATGCAAAGAAAAATTAGATACTAGCTAAATAATAACATCTAAGAATCCAGAAATCAATAACAAAGAGGTAAAAAACATGAAGTTCATCTCCATCAACGCAAAGTTCACCGCAGCCGTCAACAGCTATCTGGCACAGGGCTACATCATCAACACCGCTTCGATGGCTGGCAGTCAGGGCGAGGTCGCTCACATTGACCTGACCAACGGTAAGCAGATTGTCCGCGTCCTGCTGGACCGCTTCACCGAGTGGGAAGATTACAACCAGCTGGGAGGTCTGAAGCTCGTGGTCGGCATCGCCACCGATAACGTCAAGCCCAACGATGACGAGCGCCACAACATCATCTGGAACAACCGGCTGGAAGTCATCTCCTGCGAGAAGTTCTACGAGTTGAGCAGCAACCGCGATGATTCCGCATTCTATGGAACGCGAGAGGAAGCCACCGCAGCCAACAAAAAGCGCTTTGAGCGCTACTGCCGCCGCGATTGCCGCATCAAGAAGCACCTTCCCGAAAAGGCTTCTCCGCTGGTCAAGGAATTCGTTCGCCGGAAGTTCGGTCTGAAGCGTGTTGTGGTGAGCAGCATCCAGATCACCAAGCAGAACAGCGTATATACCGTTATCTACAACAATCACAGCGCACAGCTGCACTGATTCAAAGGAGGATAAGAACATGATGGTCGAGTTCAAGCAAGCACATCTGGAAGCGGAGTACAAGGAAGCGGGCTATGCCCACATCATCGCCAACGGCTATATCTGCCGCTGGCCCAGCAACGAAACGTTTGCAACAGCTCTCGCCTGCGGCGAGGTCGAGTTCTTCATCCCCGGTGGGACGTGGGAGCCGGTCCCCGCGCAGGAGTTCGAGGAGCCTATGCACGAGGAGTATCTGGCACAGGTCAAGTTCGCCTTTGCTCCTACCCGCTGGGCGAACGCAATCTGGCACACTTCCCCCACGGCCAAGCGGTACGCAAAGACGATGGCCGAGGCACAGGAGGCAATCCAGACATTAGAGAACCGCTATCCGAACGACCCGCAGCAGCAGGTCATCGAGAGCCGCATCCGCATTCGGATGGTAACCGACTGGGAAGAAGTCGAGGGCTGAACCGTAACCCGCCTGACGATGGCTGCATGGCAGCAGCCGAAACCACCCGGCAGCCAGCCGGGGAGGTCGCGGGAACCACCGCAATCAACAATCAATTTTCGGAGGTATGAAAAATGTCTGCAAACGTTGAAACGATGTTCTATGTCCGGGAGAAGCCTTGGCACGGTCTGGGGAAGATGGTGCAGGAAGCGCCCACCAGCGCGGAGGCTCTGAAGCTGGCCGGTCTGGACTGGACGGTCGAGGCCCGTGATATGTGGCTGAACGGCGGTTACGAGCCGATTCCCGGCTACAAGGCCAATGTCCGCAGCTCGGACAACAAGGTTCTGGGCGTGGTCAGCAACAAGTACCGCATCGTCCAGAACGCAGAGGCTTTCGCGTTCACGGATGCGCTGATCGGCGGCGATGTCCACTATGAGACCGCTGGCAGCTTGCTGGACGGAAAGAAGATTTGGCTGCTGGCAAAGCTGCCCGATTCCGAAATCTGCGGGGACAAGACCGAAACCTATATGTGCTTCTCCAACACACATGAAGGCTCCGGCGCTGTCCGTGTCTGTATGACCCCGGTTCGCGTGGTCTGCAACAACACGTTGAACCTCGCGCTGGACACTGCGCAGCGGGCATGGAGCGTCCGTCATGTGGGCGATATCAACACCAAGCTGGTAGAGGCCCGGCAGTGCTTGGACATGGCCAACAAGTACATGGACGAACTTGCAACCCGCGCCGACCAGATGGCAAACACCACGGTCAGCGATGCCCGGCTGCGGGAGATTCTGGACGGCCTGTTCCCGGAAGCTGACGATATGACCGACCGCCAGAAGCGTCATGTGCAGGACATGAAGGACGGTTACATGGTCTGCATGATGGCTCCGGACCTCTTGAAGTTCCGCAATACCGCATGGGGCGCGGTGAATGCAATGAGCGATTTCGTCACCCACAGCGCCCCGCACCGCAACACGAAGGACTATCAGGCGAACAACTGGAACAACGTCATGAACGGCCACTGGCTGATGGATGCTATGGCAAAGGCCGTTTCTCGGTAAATATGAGGGCTGTGCTATCTGGCCTTACGGGCATTTTAGGAGGGCTGAACCTATGTTTGACGTAAACGGAAACACCTTGCAGGCTGCCTATTCGCTGCTGCGCACCTTGGAGAGTATCACCGTTTCCCCGGAGAAGAAAGCCACTGCGAAAGCTGCAATCGTGACCCTGAAGCGGGAAATCCGGGCCTATACCAACCGCCCGGCATCGGATAGCTGCATCATCAAGGAATATGGCATTGACGGCTATGTTGAGCTGTATCGCTTCCCGGACAGCCTTGATGATGCCAGCAAGGACGAGGCCGAGAGCTACTTCGACTCTCACCGGCGTGAATATTACACCCCCAGCGCCTACGATTGCACCGGACAGCGGTTCACGAACTGGTGCAAGATATTTCGCCGACATGGTCACTGGTTCGCCTATCATTCCATCGGCTTTGACGTTTGAAGGGAGATGAAATAATGAGGAAGCGCGTTATCCCGGCAAACCCGCCGAGAGGCAGCTACAAAAACATTCCGTATTTTGCCCTTCGCGGGTGGTTTCATGTCTGCGGGTATCAAGATCAGGAGGTCGCGCAGGCAATCGGAATCAGCCCAAGCACCCTTTCCACCAAGATGCAGGGTCACTCCGCATGGAGCAGCCAAGAGATTGAAGCCATCTGCGAACTTCTGGAAATCCAGCAGAAGGACATCGGGAAGTTCTTCTTCCCACAGGCAGAGCAGCAGAAAGGAGCATGAAGATGAACAGCGGAGCACCCAGTACGGCCAAGGAGCCGAACGCTCTTGTTGACCTGAAGGGCAAGCTGGAAGAAGAAAAGGCCCGCCATGCCCACATGATTGCAGTCAACAAGTATTTCCGAGAACGCGGAACGGTCAATGGCTGCGAGGGCGTTGGTAGCTGCGAAAAGGCCATGATTGAGGGACGGCTGAAAATGGGAGACCATTCGCCGTTCCTGCCGTGGCAGTTCAGCAGCTCCAAAGACCGCATTCGCCGGTTGCAAGCCCGCATCAGGGACGCAGAAGTGGCAATTGCAGCCGGTTCGCAACCGGTCAAGGTCGATGGGCTGCCCGGCGTTGCCTACTACGAGAACGGCGCTCTCATGCGGGTACAGCTTATCTTTGAGGACAATCCCGGCCCGGAGGTGCGCGGTATCCTCAAAGGAAACGCTTTCCGATGGTCGTATTCGCAGCGGGCATGGCAGCGCATCCTCAATGAGAATGGCAAGCGAGCGGCCCGCGCAGCGCTGGAAGAAATCAAAATCCTTCAGGGAGGACAAAACAATGAATGAAGAAGCCATCAACGTGAACCTTTACGGCAGCGGTTCAAGGGACTGCCGTCTGCGGGCAGAGTATATTTTCTGCGACCGGGCGAATGAATGTTCTGCATACAAACAAGGAACCTGCTTTGCTGTGACGGTGCCCCTTTCGAGGCATTGTATGGTCGGGAGCGTGAGCCGGGTTGACGGAGGCACGAAGCGTTCCAAGATGTACAACAAGGTTCGGGAAACAGCAAAAGCACACCCGAATTACTCTGTCCTGAATTTCCCCTTTAATGAAAAACTCGTCAGAATCGGGAATGACGCGCTTGTTGTGCTGCGGTATTTCTGCCTGAAGCTCAACGAAAACGGAAAACTGATTTACGACGGCCTCAGCTTCGGGATGAAAGAGATGACCTACATCCCGGAGAAGTATTTCACGGCAGAAAACATCTTGACAATCTGCAATGCGCATCCCCATACGATTTTTGGCTATGGAGAGGTCGGAGAATATCAGGCCGATGAAATTCCGTTCTTTCTTCTGCGGCTCCGTACCCTATTCCCGGAACTGTACGCAGCGGTGGTTGAAGCTGACCCTAAGCAGGGCGAAAAGACCCCGAATTTTGTTGGAAAGCGGGCGAAGCTGCTCACGCTCAAAACGAACTGTGAGTATCACTCCAAGAACTACGGGACGTTCTTCTTTGATGGCAAGTATGCCATTTTCGACGATTACCGCACATCGTTCAGACCTTTCGACGGCGGAAGAATGACCGCCAAAATTGAGGTTACCGAGGATTCCGTTATAGAAATCAGCGACAATGCGCAGGTAACGAAAGACACGATTCTTGTATAGGGAGACACTCTCATGAATGACAAAGAACGTCAGAGCACAGCTGACATGGAGGAAGCCCGCGCAAAGCTTCTTGAATGCTTCCCCGGCAGCTTCATCAACGACCGGGAGGAATTTATTGCCCACCTGCGCACGAACCAGTATTTCATTCTGCGGGACTGCAAGACAGTTGAAGCAGTCGAGGCAAAGGTGCTGGAATACCTTTCGCGACCTGCGTTCAAAACGCAGCCGTATTCGCAGGAGTGGAGGAACCGGAGGTTCCACGAGTTTATGCTGGCCGGGGTCAATGCTTTTCTGGACACAGATTTTTCCGAAGAAGATATGGAGCTGATTTACACCTATATGGGCAGTGGCATCAAGCGCGACCTGACGCGGGCTTTTATCGACCACGACATGAGCATGAAGTGGCTTAAAAATTGGATTTCCGAAAACTGAAAGGAATGTTTACCATGAACGGAATGGTTTATCGCGGCGAAATCTATTACGTGCTGCCGGAGGGCAACGAGGTCGGCTGCGAGCAGCGCAGCGGGCGGCCCGGTATCGTCGTCAGCAACAACCTGAATAACAAGAACGCCGCCACGGTCGAGGTGGTCTACTTGACCACCAAAGAGAAGAAGCAGCTGATTACGCACGTCTTTATTGACAGCGCACAGCGCCCATCTACCGCAATCTGTGAGCAGATCACCACCGTGGACAAGACCCGCCTGAACGACTATTACGGCAAGCTGACGCAGGGCGAAATGGAAGCGGTGGAAGTCGCCATAATGGCCAGCCTCGGCCTCGACAACTACTTGTCCAAGCCTCAGCCCGTTCCGGTCGTGGCTGCTGCACCCGCTCCCGCTGCTGTCCCGGCGGCACCTGCAAAGTCCTCTGAGGGGGGGCGTTCGCACGAGGATACCGAATTCATCAAGGTCTGTGTGCAGCGTGACACCTACAAAGAACTGTGCATGGAATTGATTTCCAGAAAGTGAGGAATGAAGATGGCAAATTTTGATTTGAAGCCCTGTCCGTTCTGCGGAAAATCCGCAAGGATTCGCAACTTCGGCGAACGGTACCGCGTGGTATGCTCCAGCTGTGGAGCTAGAGGAGAAGCCGTCTGCATAAAGCGGTGGCACTCCACGAAGTACATTGCCCAGAATCAAGCTGCTGCGCTTTGGAATTCTCGTTCCGCTGCGCGGGCTGCAACGATTTCCGAGATGGAACCCCTGAAAGATCGCGATGCCGCGCTTGAAGAACTGTGGGCAAAGTTTGCAGACGTTCCGATGAACCCCGAAACGGAAAAGCTGGAAGCTGCATTCCTGCACTTCCCTGCCGGAACGAACCGGATGGAGGTCTGGCGCTGGTTTGACGACCGGCACAGCAAGGGCGTTTTGTTTCTTCTGTACGGCGTTCAGGCCGATGGCCGCCGCTGCGAAGCTGTCTGGGGCACTCAGAATCAGAACGACATCGAGGATGTGCAGTCGTACATCGAGCAGTTCTCTGACGCAGACCTCCAGAGCAAATACCACGTTGACCGCGACACTATCTGCAAGCTGATTCCGGCTGCGGCTGCCAAAATGCGGAAGTTTATCGACAACGACGATTCTTGGACGTTCCACCGCGATTCCGCTATCGAAAGAACTGTCAAAGATTACCTGAAGGGAGAGATTCAGTTATGAAAAATCGGATTGCCTGTTTCATTGTGGCTACGCTGCTGCTGGCCCTGACGCTCTGGGCTACGGCCTGCGGCTCCACATCTGCTGAGGCCGGAACTGCCGACCATCCCTGTTACCACGTCACCGTCTATTCCCCAGAAATTGAAAAGGTCGGATATGCCGGAACGCGATCTCCGAAGTATACCATCACCGTGGATGACTTCAACGAGCTGCTGCCTGACCCGAAGTTATCTGCTGAGCGTGAGTATCAGCTGCTCCGCATCCCTCTGGAAGATGACCGTTTCGAGCTGGTGTCCACATCGCTGGTGGAAATCGAGTATTACTGAGGGGAGGGCTGGAAAATATGAGAATCCGTTCGTTGATTTATCGGGACCATGCGAAGAATGAACCCGGTTCCGCCATCGTCGAGTTGACCGGCGAGGAAATCGTTACCCTGAACAACATCATCAGGAAAGCCACAAAGGAGCAAGAGGGCAAATCTGCATCTCTGGAGATGGCGAAATCCTCAATCTTACTGAACGCTCTTGTGCAGCATGGTGGCCTTGACAGCGTGGATATCCTGGCTCTCAGCGAGGTAGACGAGCGGCTCCACCGACATCAAGGAGGCGAAGAAAATGCCCAACAATAAAGCAGTTCTGTTGAGCATCAAGCCGGTATGGTGCAGCAAGATCGTCCTGAAAGAAAAGACTGTGGAGGTGCGCAAGACGAAGCCGGAGGGCGTGAAGACTCCATTTAAGTGCTACATCTACTGTACGAAAGAGCGGTCAAAGATGGGCTGGCTGCGAATTGTCCCCGGCAAAGGCTGGCAGCGGTTGGATGGTACGGTCATTGGCGAGTTCGTCTGCGACAAGATTTGGGAGCTTGCACCGATATGCCGCGCCCCGGATGATGTCGAAGAAATGGCTTGCATGGACCGAGACCGCATTGTCCGCTACCTGAGCAAGTGCCGCGGATGGGCGTGGCATATATCCGGCTTGAAGATTTATGACAAGCCCCTGCCCCTGAGCAATTTCATCCCGAACTGTCTTCACCTTGAGGTTGAGGCTGGATGCCGTGCGTACAGAGAACACGGATGGAGTTGTCCTGACCAACGGTACGACCTCAACCCGGATGGGAGCATCAATATGGCAATATGCCAAAGGAGCGTGAAGCGACCGCCGCAGAGCTGGTGCTATGTGGAAGAGAAGGATATAGTAGATTTGTTATTGTACAGCAACGAATTGGAAAAACAGAGGTAAAAGATGATGTACAACTGCTTAAAATGCCCAGCATGGGAGGTGCGGAACGATGACCAAAGCTGAACTGGAAGCCCTTGCCGAGCGCTACCAAAGCAAAGCCGACCGGGCATTTGAACGGTATCAGGAGACCGGAATCAAGCGCTATGACACCGAGCGCTGCAATGCCGAAGACCTTTCCGATGCCCTGCGCATGGCAGCGAACGCCGCTGATGAGCACGCGGAGCACATCCACATGAGAGCCCTGCTGGCCGGTTTCGTAGACCTTGCCCGGCAAGTGCTGGAAGAAGAGCCTATTGTTTCCGGCTCAAAAGAAGAGAAACTGCTGAAAGGGCTTGTCTCCTACGGCAGGATGAACGGAATGTGATGAAAGTATGAAGCAATACTGCCGTTACTGCTGCAACGCATCTCTGATTGACGATGATCTAGCCCACTGCAACGTCAAGGATATTGAGCTTGACCCTCCTGCCCTGAAGCGGTCGAACCGCTGCAAAGACTTCCTGTTCTGCGAGCTGGATGTTCTGACACAAACCCGCATCTACCAGCCGAGGGCCGCAAAGCCCCCAGCTCCCTCCCCGGAGGATTTCGGGCAGCAAACCCTGTTTTGATATGCGAAACCGGTGCGACCGGTATTTTTTTGGCAAACATTTCTAGCTTATGGCTAAAATATTTTTCCAGAAATAGCGATAAGCTATTTACAAACTAGCCAAAAGCTAGTATAATAACAAGCGTAGAGAATGACACCCCACAAAACAGGAGAAAAAGAAAATGAAAATCGAAATCAACGCCCACGACCTCAGCAAGTTGCTGATTGCCTGCACCGCCATTTACCGCGAGAACCCGGAGAACCGCAGCGAGTACAAGCGCATTCACGACGAACTGGCCCGGCAGCGGGACGAGCAGAAGGAGGTCTGAGGTATGTTTGACCTGCGTGAGCATAAGGGCCTCATTCACAGCTTGGTCGCTGAGGCCAACCAGAACGACCCCAACTGGGAGTGGTCGGTCAGACACCTCAGCAAGAACGTGGCCTGCATCTTCTGGGGTTACCTTGAATACTGCGATGAAGCGGAGTTGTCGTTTTCAATCAAGCTCGGCGAAGCCGATGGCAGATGCTGGGTTGAGGCTCGTAACCAGCACGGTTGGATACTTGAAAGTGAGATTGTAGCCGACAGGAACCTTCCGTTCCTGAACTGCCCGATTGACAAGGCCATCGAGAAGATGGTTCGCTGCATCGTCAATACCGCTCACAACTGCTACTGAGAGGATACATACCATGAAGAACTTTAACGAGCTGCCCGCATCCATCCAGAACGAGATCAAGAACTTGCTGAAGGTCTACGACAAGTGCTTTGTTACCTACGAGAACGCCGCCTATCATGCCTCTCCGTCCGTTGCTCTCACCAAGAGCTATGCAGCGGACCATGAGGTGGTTGGCACCTACACCGCAAAGGAAGTTTTTACCTCCGAAGAGCAGATCATCAATTACGTTGAATCTTTCCACGAGTTCCCTGTCCAGTACAAAGGCAAGCGCGACTACCGCTGGCTGAACAGCCTTGCATGGGGCAGCAAGGTCAAGATGGAGAACGGAAACCTTTTGAACGCATAACTAACCCGCCTGATGATGGCTGCCCGGCAGCAGCCGAAACACCCGAAAGGGTGTCGCGGGAGCCTACCGCAGAAAGGAGGCACAGAACGTGTCTGAATATTACAGCACCAAACAGGCAGCGGAAGCGCTCGGCGTATGCCGTCAAAGAGTGCTTCAGATGAGGCGAGAAGGCAAGCTGACCGCCTACTCGCACGGCGAGAAGGGCAGCAAGAGCAAGTTCTTCTTCAAGGTCGAGGATGTGGAGTTTTACAAGCTCCACAAGAACGATGCCAAGCCGCTGCCCCCACTGCGCCCGGTCGGCGCAGAGAAGGACAGCGCGTAAGATATCAAGATGGGAGGACGTGAAAAATGCGTAAGGTTGTGAAATTAGCGACTGCTGCGCTGGCTCTGGTCGGTGCATGGAAGGTCGCAAGCTGGATGTGCGAAGGAACTACGTGGCTGCTGGTCAATCGCGGATTCTGGGAACCGCAGGCGGCTGCTGAATCAGCGCCGTGGATTCTGTTCGCGCTTGCAGCGGGGCTGGCAATGTCTTTGTACGGAATGTATGAGGACAGCCAGCGGTACAAGCGCAGCAGCCCCTATGGCCGCGTTCAGCACAGCGAGCGCCGCAACGACAACAGCAGAAAGGCGGGCTAAGGCATGAACCCGATGTACGACCTTGCGCTGGACGGCTACGGCCCGCCGCTGGAACCGCCTGAAGGGTACTACTTCATGACGAACGCCCAGATGGCCGAACAGGCCGAGCGGGAATCCACAGAACAGGAGGATGAACAGTATGGAGAATGAATTGACCGTCCGGGTAGAGCGCCCGGCTATTCCGGCCATGATCTGGAACAAGGACGAGGTCCAGCAGAACCTTGACGAGATGTTGGAGGCCTACAAAGGTCGGGTCTACACCTCGGAGAGCATCAAGAGAGCCAAAGAGGACCGGGCAAAGGTCAACGGCTGGGACAAGCAGCTGGGCGCAGCTGTCACGGCAGCGAAGAAACTCTACATGAAGCCTCTGGAAGATTTCCAGCAGAGCATCAAAGAGATGCAGGGCCAGTGTAAAGAGATTTCCGGCGCGATTGACGCACAGGTCAAGGCGGTGGAGAACGCTGAGAAGGAAGAAAAGGCTTCCACGCTGAAGCTGATCTACCGGGACAACATCGGCGAGTTGGAGACCCTTATTCCGTTTGAGCGCCTGTTAGACAGCCATTGGCTGAACAAGACGTTCGACCTGTCCGAAGCGAAAAAAGCACTGTGCCAGTCCATCGAGAACATCCGCAGCGATCTGGATTTCATCCGGGAGACCTGCGGGGAGGATGTGGAGCCGTGCACCACGGAATACCTCCGCAACTTGAGTACCAACGAGGCCGTCCGCGAGCATAACCGCCGCGAGAAGTCCCGGCAGGCGCAGAGGGAGGCAGAGGCCGCGAGAGAGGCAGCAGAGCGGGCGCGGGCCGCTGCTCCAGTAATTATTCCCCAGACCGCCGAAGAACGCGAGATGAAAGCGAGAGCCGCCGCAGCTACGCAGGCCAGCGCATTCATCACGGCAGATGGCCGTCTGGATGTGGAAGCAATGCAGATGATGGCTGCTGAACAGGCTGTTCCGGCCCGCAAGCGCTATTATTTCTGGGTCGAGTTCACACCGGAAGATATCACATGGTTCCGCAACGCTGCCAAGGAACGCGGGTTCTGTTTTGGCAGCAGCAAATAATTTTCAACATTCTAGGAGGTAACAAAAATGGGTTTCACTTCACGCGCTGGCGCTGCTGCGCCGAATACCACCGTCACCACCACGCAGGGCCGTCCCTTTGCTGCACAGGTCAAGCAGACCGAGGCGATGCAGCCGGTCGCGGAATCTAATCCGGTCGAGATCGAGAGCATGGACGGCCAGCATCTGACCGTCACCTTTGACGATGTGCGGAACTTCATCTGCAAGGATGCAACTTTCGCAGAGTGCCGCATCTTCTTGGAGACCTGCAAGCAGTACCACCTCAACCCCTTTACCAAAGAAGCCTATCTTATCCACTACGACAACAAGAACGGAGATACCGCTTCCACCATCGTGCTGGGAAAGACCTGTTACATGAAGATGGCCGAGCGTCATCCGCAGTATGACGGCTTCGAGGCTGGCGTTGTTGTTCTTGACAACGAGATGGGCGAGCTTTACCACCGCGAAGGCTGCATCGTCTATGATGGTGAAACACTGCTGGGCGGCTGGGCAAAAGTATACCGCAAAGATCGCAGCCGCCCTTTTTTCGGAGAAGTCAAGTTCTCCGAGTACGACACCAAAAAGTCGCTCTGGGTGGCGAAGCCTGCGACTATGATTCGCAAGGTGGCTCTGAATCAATCTCTGCGCGAAGCATTCCCGGCCACGTTTGGCAACCTTTACGATGAGAGCGAGGTCCCGGTAGCTGCAGAAGCAGCCTACCGTGAGGTCGAGAACGAGCAGCCCGAAATCGGTGCCATGCAGCCCCGCAAGCTGAAGCCGAAGAAGGAGCAGCCCGAACCGCTGGCGGTCGAGACCACCGACACCAACGATGATCCGTTTGGCGGTGATAGCGAATGATTATTCAGACAAAGACCGGGACGAAGATCACCGGAACCCTCTCTCGCGACCCTAGTCTAAAGGAAACGAAGACCGGAAAGCCATTCCTCAGCTTGAGCGTCAAGGCTCATAGTACAAAAGATGCCTCCGGCAACCGGAGCAATATGTTTGTCGAGTGCTGTATTTGGAGCGATCTCGACAAGTGGGACGGCATCCTGCAGAAGGGCGATTTTGTCGAGATTTGCGGCGGCGAGCTGAAAAGCAATACCGGCGCGAACGGTACAACCTACTGGAACCTGCAAAACGTCGAGGGCGTTGTCGTTGGCGGGCTTGTTGCTGCCCGGTGGGTGCAGCAGGGCATCGACATTATGCAGCAGTTCTGCGACCAGCCCGGACAGCCCCAGACGGACGGCTTCGAGCCGGTAGACGGTGAAACGCCCTTTGACACAGGCTCTGAGCCGCCGCAGAACACTTCCACGCCCTCACCGGATAAACAACCCACCCCGGCGGCAGCGCCCGACTACAACGGCGATGACCGCCCGATTTCGGACACGGACGACTTGCCGTTCTGATTCACCGTTGAGAGAAAGGAGGTGAGCAAATGGCAATTTTTCGTTGCGTTTCGCCGAACTTTTGGTCAGACCCGAAGGTGGACGATGACTTCACACCGGAAGATAAATACTTCTATCTCTACCTTCTCACTAATCCGCATACCACTTTGAGCGGATGCTATGAGCTGGGCAAGCGGCAAGCGAGCAGAGAGCTTGGATATAACGAAGAGACTGTGGACCGCCTTATCCATCGGATGGAAACGGTTCACAACGTTATCCGCTATGACAAGGCAACGAAAGAGATATTACTGCTTAACTGGCATAAATACAACTGGTCAAAATCGCCCAAATGCCTGAAGGGCGTTGAGTATTCGTTGCAAAACATAAAGAGCGATGCGTTCAGAAAATACTGTGCAGATACCCTATCTATACAGTATCGGTACAGTATAGATACAACTGTATCTGTAACTGCTACTGTAACTGAACCTATTACTGAAACTGTTATCTATCCTAATAGAGATAGCTTAAATAACAGTAAAGAGAAAGAACCGGCAGTTGATGCAGACCTCGCCCGGATTATTCAGCGGTACGAGGAAGTTGCGGGCGGCTTTCCGCGTTCAGCGCTGGAAAAGCTGCAAAGCTGGCGGGAGATTTTCAGCACGGAGATGATTCTGCTGGCAATCGACCGAGCCGTTGAGGCGAACAAGCGCTATTGGGCCTACATAAACGGAATCCTTACCAACTGGCAGCGCGAAGGTGTTCGGACGCCGGGCGATGCAGAGGCCAGCGATGAAAACCACAAGCGCCAGCAGGCCCGGCCCAGCAGATCGCCCCGGCAGCCCGCAGAGAGCGTAGATGACCAGCTGACCCGCGTTCTCGCAAATATGGACAGAAAGAGAGGTTTTGAAGGATGACCAAAGAAGAAGCCGCACAGCTGATTCGGATGAACTTCGTCCTGTACAAGCTGGGCAGCAAGCCGCTGACGGACGAGGAAATGGAAACCACACTGGATGTCTGGACGTACCAGTTCCGGGATTACCCCGGCGATGTGGTCAAGCGGGCGTTTCTGGCCGCGAACCGCGTCTGCGTCTATCCCATCACGGTGGCCGATATCTACAAGCAGCTTTCCCAGTGCATCAACCCCGAAGCAGAGTGGGACGCGCTGGCCGATGCAGCCCGCAAGGCACAAAAATACATGAGCTGGAAAAGATTCCCGATGGTGATCGACATTGACGAGAAGGGCGGGCCTATCCGCAGCGATGGCACGGAAGAGATGAAAGCGCTGTACGACAACCTTCCCCCGGCGGCCAAGACCTACGCCGGGAGCGTGGGCGGCCTGAAGGAGCTGGCCATGACCCCGGACTTGACGTACCGGCGCGTTGAGTTCCTTAAACAGTCGCGGGAGGACATTACGACAACGCCGAGGGAGGCTGCCCGCCTGCGCAGCGCGTCTACCCCGGCCAGATTGGAGGCTGCCAATGCCTAAGTTCAATGTGTCCGTCGAGTGTCATACACCCGGCAGGGATGAAATCCACTGCCTGAAGCTGGAGGCTGACGACGAGGGCGACGCAGCGATTCAGGGCATCTACCACGCCCGCGACCGCTGGCCGGACGCTTGGACTATCACAGTTCGCAAAATCCGCAAGGTGGAGGTGGCCCACTGCTATGGACGTTGAACAGCTTTCGTTCTTCACCATGCTGGCCCCGGCGCTGCCCGCTGTGGCGGTCTGCTGCATGGACGGTGACCGAGCGGACGCTGCACCCGCCGAAAGCTGGATGAAGCGTCTTGTGCAGGGTGGAGAGTATGTCGTTCAGGTCGCGGGTCATTCGCTGGTGCTCAGACCGGCAGATGGTACGGCAGGCGACGTTCCAGCGGGCCACCGGTATTATCACTACACAATAGGCGAACGCCTGTTCTCAGGCGTCTTTGTCGGGAGAGACAAGGAGTGACGATGAAATACAAAGTGATCTTTGCAGACCTTGGCTGGTACGAGGTCGAGGCCAAGAGCCGAACGGAGGCGGAGGAAACAGCCCTTTTTGCCGCCCGCAGCTTTCACCCGGAACGGGAGAAGTTCGAGATTGAGAAAACGGAGGTGCTGCTGAATGGCTAAAAAGCTGGCTGGGATTTACAGGTGCCGCAACTGCGGAGCCGTTCTAACTGACAAAGTCGAAAAGATGTCGCCCACGACAGAATGGATGCTGCGGGAGATGTTCAAGGACGGCGATGAATACGCACCGATTCGAGGCGGCTCTGCAATGGGAGAGGGCCTGAATCTGCTCCATCGCTGCGACCCCGAAAGGTTCTGCGTTTGCGACCTTATCGGCTGGAAGGTTGAAGATGAGGCGCAGGACGATGGAAAATGATGTTCGCCCGGTTGACGCAAACGAGCTGCTGAAACAGGCCGTCTACTGCCGGGAAGAGAACGGCGCGAATGTGTACGCCGTGCCCATCAGCTGCATCTTCGCAGCGCCCACGCTGAAGCCCGAAGAGACAAAGAACAAGGAGGCTGCCCATGAGTGATGTCAAGAAACCCATCCGGCTGGCCGATGTTGGCGAGCTGGAAGCTGACCTGAAGAAGGACCTCGCCGAAGAAGAGGCCAAGCAGACGATGGCTGAATATATCGAGCGGGGACCGCTGCTGGAGGCATTCAAGGCGAAATGCTGTGAGGACTGCCCCGGCGGGTATGACCGCGCAAAGTGCAAGAGCTGGTGCGACGCTGCGGACGAGATTGCACTGGTAGAAGATGCCCCGGCAGTCGTTCCGGATGCCCAGCGCTGGCGCAACCCTGAAACCGACCCGCCCAAGGTCGAAACCGAAGTGCTGATTTTGTACCGCAACGATATTGACGGATACAGTATTACGACAGCGCACTATGAAGATGGGAGCGTTTTTTTACAAGATAGCGTATGGTATTGGGAAGATCTTCCCGATTGGGGGACATACGACGAGGAGCGGGACGACTACAAAATCCCGAAAGGCTGGTGGGAATACCGCCACTTCAACCCGGATGACGTTTACAATAACCGTGTAGATTCTCCCGTGGTTGGGTGGATGCCTTTGCCGCCGAAGGAGATTACAAAATGAGCGAAAAACGTATGGTCTACGCGGAGGACGTGATCCAGAGAATCCGCGACCTAGCCCCGGAAATCCTGGGCGGCTGGTATAACCCAGACATGGAGAACGAGTTGGAACAGCTTGTTTGCGTTGTTGAAAGCACTCCGACGGCAGCAGAAACGGACGTCCAGCGCTGGCGTAAGACCGCAGAAGATCCGCCGACTGAGGCTGATGCAAATGAAGACGGCTGCGTCCTGAGCATCAACATGAACCTCGGCGGCATGAACACGACAGATTGGCCGTGGAACGTGGTGGCAGCTTTCCCGGATTGCCTGCCGGTCTGGATGCCATTGCCAAAGAAGCCGCTCTAAAAAGAAGCTATGGGAGATGAAAACGGAAAATGACTTACAAAGAGTTCTTGGAGCGCAAAATCGACATTGCACCCCTGTCAGGCATTGAGATTGACCCCGCCGAGGTCAACCCTGTGCTGAAAGATCATCAGGGCGTGAGCGTCCTGTGGGCGCTGCGTGGCGGTCGGCGCAGCATTTTTGCCCGCTTCGGCCTGGGCAAGACGGCCATGCAGTTGGAGTGGTGTCGCCTGCTTCAGAAGCACGAGGGCGGTCAGACGCTCATTGTGATGCCGCTGAACGTGATGCCGGAGTTCCGGTCGGACGCGGTGAACCTGCTGGGCATGGAAGAACCGCCCTACTGCAAGACCATGGCCGATGTGGAGGCCAGCACGGCCCCCATCATCCTGACCAACTACGAGAGGGTCCGCGATGGCGATATTGACCCGCACTATTTCACGGCGGTCAGTCTGGACGAGGCTGCAACGCTGCGCAGCTTCGGCAGCAAGACCTACCAGAGCTTCATGCTCAAGTTCAAGGGCGTGAAATATAAGCTGACCAACACCGCGACCCCGGCACCGAACCGGTACAAGGAACTGATTCACTATGCGGGCTTTCTGGAAGTGATGGACACCGGGCAGGCGCTGACCCGCTTTTTCAAGAGGGACAGCACCAAGGCCAACAACCTGACCCTTTACCCGGGCCGCGAGCGCGAGTTCTGGATTTGGTGCGCCAGCTGGGGGCTTTTCCTGCAAAAGCCGAGCGACCTCGGATTCTCCGATGACGGCTATTCCCTGCCCACGATGGATATCCGATACCATAAGCTCAATAGTCTTGACCGTCCTGCGGAGTTTGAGGCTGACGGCCAGATGAAGCTCGGCCATGATGCTGCAATGGGTCTATCCGATGCAGCCAAGGAGAAAAGGGACAGCATCGACATTCGCGCCGCCGAGGTAGCCCGCATCATTGCGGAGGCTGCGCCGGACGAGCATTTTGTGGTCTGGCACGATTTGGAGGACGAGCGGAAGGCGCTCAAAAAGGCCGTTCCGGAGATGGTCGATATCTACGGCAGCATGGAGCTGGAAACCAGAGAGCAGCGCGTCATGGACTTTGCACAGGGCCGCACCCGCATCTTCGGAACGAAAAAGAGCCTGTCTGGTTCCGGCTGCAATTTCCAGCGCCATTGCCACCGTGAAATTTTCATGGGCATCGACTACGAGTTCAACGATTTCATTCAGGCGATTCACCGCGTCTACCGCTTCCTGCAAACGAAGCCTGTTGTAATTGATATTCTCTACATGGACACCGAAACGGAAGTGCTGCTGGCGCTTCAGCGGAAGTGGCGGCAGTATGACGAGTTGAGCGAGCAGATGGAAGAAATCATCAAAGAATACGGCCTCGGCAGCCTTGCGCTTGAGACCCTTAAGAGAACGATAGGATGTGAGAGAGTGGAAGTCAAGGGAAACAATTACACGGCCATCAACAACGACTGTGTGGAGGAGGTCCGGAACTGGCCCACGGACAGTATCGACCTGTATGTGACCAGTATCCCGTTCGGCAACCATTACGAGTATTCACCCTCGTACAATGACTTCGGCCATAACCCGGATGATGCAGAGTTCTTCCGTCAGATGGACTATCTGACCCCGGAGCTGCTGCGCACCCTGAAGCCGGGTCGCGTGGCTGCAATCCATGTGAAAGATCGCGTGGAGTTCGCCAACGTCACCGGCCTTGCAGCGCCGACCATTGAGCCGTTTCACGCGGACTGTATCGCTCATTTCCGGAAGCATGGGTTCGCCTATTTCGGAATGATTACGGTTGTCACGGACGTTGTCCGGGAGAATAACCAGACCTACCGTCTGGGATGGACGGAGCAGTGCAAGGACGGCACGAAGATGGGTGTTGGCTGCCCGGAATACATCCTGCTGTTCCGCAAGCTGCCCACCGATTGCAGCCGTGGATATGCCGATATGCCGGTGAAGAAGTCCAAAGAGGAATACACCCGCGCCCAGTGGCAGATTGACGCTCACGCATTCTGGCGCAGCAGCGGCGACCGGCCTTTTACCCGCGAGGAGCTGGAAAAAATCCCGACCTCCAAGCTGCAAAACGTATACCGCAAGTTCAGCCGGAACAGCGTCTACTCCTACGAGGAACACGTCAAGCTCGCGGAAAGTCTGGACAAGGATGGCCGCCTGCCGTCCACGTTCATGGTAGTAGCTCCCGGCTCGTGGGATATGACGGTATGGGACGACATCAACCGGATGCGCACTCTCAACACCACCCAGAGCCAGCGCCGTCAGAACCTCCACGTCTGCCCGCTTCAGATCGACATTGTGCAGCGCCTGATTGAACGGTACAGCAACGAGGGCGAGCTGGTAGCTGACCCCTTTGCGGGGCTCTTCACGGTGCCCTATGAGGCCGTGAAGATGAACCGCAGAGGCAAGGGCGTGGAGCTGAACCCGGATTATTTCCGTGACGGCGTGGGCTATCTGGAATCTGCGGATGCGGAAAAGGATGCACCCACTCTGTTTGACCTGTTGGAGAATGGAGCTTGAACATGAGCACTGACAACATGAGCCGGAACGCCGAGCACTACGCTGACCCGACCCCCGGCACTGCGATGCGGAACATCCGCAAGGAAGAATACCAGAAGGAGGCCGCCCGGCTGCTGCAAATCAGCATTCTGGTCCCGATGCTGCGTCAGATCGCAGAGTGGTCCGGTTTCGACATCATTGGCCGTATCCCGCTGCGGGACCGGGCCACCGGAAAGGAGTATCGGTAATGGACAACAAGGTTTTGGAAGAGGCCCGCGATACCATGCTGACAGCCTGCGAGAAGCTGGGCGCTGCTGGTATCATCAGCAACTGGACGCGCAGGGACGGCACGGTGGTCAGACTGTCGCTGAAAATCATGCCCCATAACGAGGACACCATTGCGGATGCCATCTGCGACATGGACGATGAAGAACTGGCAAAGCGCCTTATCCCCATTGTCGTGAACCAGATGTGCGCGGACGGTGTCCCCACCGAGGAAGAGGCGCTGAAGTGGCTCCAGCAGCCCGCCAGCTGCCTGAAGGAGTAAGGAGGACGAAATGGCAGAACACCATAAGATTGACTGTGACAAGGTCGAGGACAGAAAGGCGCTGGCCGTCATTCTCGCAATGAACGGCTACACCGTGCGTATGGGCAAGGAGAAGCGCGGCGGCAAGTCCACCTTGACCTATTTCGTGGAGTATTGGAGGGCTGACGATGAGTGAAAGCATGAGCACGGAACGTGCAATCGAAATCTTGACCCCGACTCACCAGGAGAATTACAGCAGCATTGAGCCGGTGAATGAGGCCTGCTGGAAGGGTGTCCGGGCATTGGAAAAGCGTGTACCGGCCAGCCCGTACCCGGACGGTGACAAGAGTATTCTGGCTTGCCCCAGCTGCGGCAGCGGTGAATACCTGCACAACATCGACACGGCCCGGAACGTGTTCTGCGGCCAGTGTGGACAGGCTATCAAGTGGGAGGATGACGATGAAGGGTAACACAGCGGCCAGCATTCGCCGCAGTTACATGGGCGCTCGCAGCCGGGCAGAGGGCGCAGGCTTTGAGGCAATTATCAGCTCTGCTTGCGACTACTACCGCGCAATCGGGCGGGCTGACATCGAGAAAACCCCGGAGCCGATGAAACCCCTCGGCGGCGCAGATCGTTCCGGCAGGTTCCTCGCCTGCTACACCAAGCAGGCACAGCCGGACTACAAGGGTGTTCTCTCAGGCGGCAGAGCTGTCGTTTTCGAGGCGAAACACACCGATACCGGTCGTTTGATGCACAACCGCGTATCGCCCGCGCAAGCCGCCTGTTTGCGCCGGATATCGCAGCTGGGCGGTATCGCGTTCGTTCTATGCTCGTTCAATGGCCGGGAGTTCTACCGCATTCCGTGGCCGGTCTGGGATAACATGAAGAACGCCTTTGGCCGGAAGTACATCACACCGGCAGATGTGGGAGCCTACCGCGTCCGCGTTGTAGCGCCGGGAGTGCTGCTGTTTTTGGAAAATCTGAAGGAGGATGGATAGTGAAAGCACATATCGTGAACAAGTGCAAGCCGTGTCCTTTCTGTGGCGCGCGGGCTGACGAAATCGAAACGGTGACCGGCGTTCCGATGATCGCCTGCTCCAATTACAACGGCTGTGGCGCAATCGTCAGCTTCAATAACAAGGACTGTGACGAGCACGGAAAGTCCCCGGTCGAGTATTTCAACCGGAGAGCAGAAACGAAAGGAGCATCATCATGAGCAAGAGAGAAAATAAGCGCATCCGGCAGCTGGAACGCCGCGTGGCAGAGCTGGAAAAGAATATGTCCGCGCCCGACTGCCAGATTCGCGTTGACGCGGAGAGCTGCGTACCGGAAAAGCTGGCGCAGGACATCGCGGAAGCCATCGCAAAGTCCACCGGCAAGAACGTTCAGGTGCAGCCTGCACAGACCCGCAAGACCTTCAGCGACACGCTGCGGGAAATCTTTGGCGCAAAGTGACCGGCCCGCAGCCGTGACCAGAAAGAGGGGTGTATATGGAGATTAGAGCATGGAGAGCACAGGATCCGGCAAGAGAAACCGCGTTCGTAGAGGTCAAAGAGTGGTTCCGCAAGCTGCGCGATCTGGCCGAGGCCATGAACGTCCAGCGCGAGATGATGGTCAAGCAGCGCGATGCTGCAACCAGAGTGACCCAGAGTTTCAGCGGGATGCCGATGTCTGCCGGAAACGGTGACAAGATTCTGGATGCCGTCTGCAAGATGGACAGCGAGAACCGGGAGTTGAGCCGCATGGAAACGGAGCTGGTCAAGCGCCGCATTGAGGCTGTTTCCCGCGTGTTCTGCATCGTGAGTGCGGAAGATGATAGTACGCTGCGCATGGCCGATGCTGTGCGGGCTTATTACATCGAGTGCGAAACGACCGATAAGGACGGCTATTTCAAGCTCAAGACCTATGATGACGTGGCCCGCGAGCTGGGCATTTCTCGCTCTACAGTTTCGGACGCAATCCGGGAAGGGTTGCAAGCACTGGCAGAAATTTGGCCATACATCAACAAGGATTGTGCATAATGAGCAATACGCACAAAAATAACTCTCTGATTTTCTACATCACCCCGGACTGACATTGTTATGTCTCTGGACTTCCAACAGACTGGGAGGCATGATAGAATGACATAAGCGCAACCGCGCAATGCGGCACGGCGCTTGAAAGCCTGCTGACCCCGTAAGCAGAAGTGGACACATGGCCTCATAAACCACCGGGAGCTGCCCGCGTTACCCATACGCGGCACATTCCTTTCTTTTTCTCTCACAGGCATCCTCCTAGATTATTTGTCACTCCCTACGAGGGAGCGCGGATAGAAATCATGTCGGAGGCCCCGGAACGCCAAAAGCGGGTTATGACGTTGGCCCCGCTGGTGTGTGTGTCCATTCCCCAAGCGCCCCAAGCTGCGCCCGACCACCGCAGCGCGGGGATTATATGCCGTTGTAGCTCAAAGCAGAGCGCCGCCTAGCTAAGGCGGGTCACATTGACGATACGCGGGAGGTGTTTCCCTCGGCCCTGTCCACCGAGAGCACAACACTCTTGCAGGTGCCGGTTCAAATCCGGCCAACGGCTCTATATGCTGCCCTAGCGCAATTTGGAGCGCGTTCATGTGTGTAGACATGGAAGGTTCGATTCCGAAAGGCAGCACCGAAAAAACAGAGGGCGGCCCCCATCGTGGGGCGACCCTCTGTTTCGTTTTACCCGCAAGAAAGGAGGACAAGGACAGAATGATTACGAAAGAATTGCTGAAGCTGCCGGTGTCGGAGTTGGTTCCCTATGAGAACAACCCTCGCGTCATCTCACCGGAAGCCGTGAACGCCTGCGCGGAAAGTATGCGCCAATGCACCGCGCTGGACCCCATCGAGGTGGACGAGAACAACGTCATCCTCAGCGGACACACCCGCCGTCTAGCTCTGATGCAGCTCCATGTGGAAACCGCCGATGTGGTGCGCTACACCGGTCTGACCGAGGAGCAGAAACAGAAGTACCGCATCCTTGCCAACAAAACCGGCGAAATGACCGGCTGGGACTTCTCCAAGCTGGAACAGGAGCTCGCAGAGGTTGATTTCGGAGATTTCGACTTCAACTTCGACAGCGAAGCCCCGGAGGACATCTTTGACGATTCGACCGACCTTCGCAGCGAGTATGACGAGCCGCACGATGACAAGCTGATCTGCCCCTGCTGCGGCCACATCGACCTGAAAGCCAAGTTCAAAAAATTTGAAGGAGTCGCTGGAGATGAACAAAACGGTGAGGGTTGAAAATATTCCTCAGTGCTTTGGAAAACAACACCGCTCGTCTGGATGAACTGGGGTCGATGCACTACAACCTGATGTCCTACTACTACATCCCGAAGAACCCCAAAAGAGCACAGGGCATCATCGCGCAGAGCGAGCGCATCATGATAGATTCTGGTGCGCACACCTTCCAGAAGGGCAAGACAAAACTCAACTGGGAAGAATACACGGAATCCTATGCGCGTTTCATCCGCGAAAATGACTGTAACAAAATCGTTGGTTACTTTGAGATGGACGTGGACAAGGTCATCGGCCTTGAACGCGTCATAAAGCTGCGCAGACGGCTGGAACAGGAAACGGACAAGATTATTCCTGTCTGGCACAAAGGGCGCGGAATAGAAAACTTCTACCGGATGTGCGAAGAGTACAGCGGCAGGGTCGTTGCAATTACTGGGTTCAAAAATGAGGACATCAAAGATGACCAGTATGCGCAATTCTTGAAGATAGCGTGGCAGCACAACTGCCGTGTTCACTGTCTGGGCATGACCCGGAAGGACATCTTGAAGAAGGTTCCCTTTGACTATGTGGATAGTTCCAGCTGGACGCAGGGCGTTCTATATGGCCGTTTGGGAAGCCGAAAACTGAAAAACGAGGACACCGCCGAGAAACGAGCCGTCATGAGGCAACGGCAGTGGGAAGCTGCATACAAGGAGGCAATGAAGATGCAGGAATACTACGAACGTTACTGGTTTACTGCAACCACCCGACTGAAAGATTCTCTTGGGGGGGGGTACTGATTATGCTGCACAGTAAGATCAAACCCCTCATCTATGCCGCCATGACTGCGGCCATCTACTATGTTCTGTGCGTGGCTATCGCGCCCCTAAGTTATGGACAGGTGCAGTGCAGGATTTCCGAGGTTATCCTTCTGTTCTGTATGCACAACACGTTCGCAGTCTATGGTTATACCCTCGGCTGCGCACTGGCAAATCTGACCTCACCGCTGGGCATCCTTGATGTCATTGTCGGTTCTCTGGCAAATCTGATTGTCGGCTCCTTCGCTCGCAAGTGCGGCAAGGTGGTTCCGACTGTCCTGTTTGGCACTGTGTTCAACGGTATCGTGGTAGGCGTGGAGCTGTCCATCGTGTACGGCTCTCCGTTCCTGCTGAATGCTGTGTGCGTGGCAGCGGGCGAGGCTGTTTCTCTTTTGGTGGGCGCTCTGCTGTACCATCTGGTGGGCAAGCGCCTTGAAAGCATTTGGAGGTGAGTTGCGATTGGCCGCAAAGGTAAGTTTGAGCAGTGGTTAGAGCCGGAAGGTCTGGCACTGCTTCGCGGATGGGCAAAAGACGGTCTGAAAGACAAGCAGATTGCCGAGAACATAGGCTGCTCAATATCGACCCTCTGCGAATGGAAAAACAAGTTTCCCGCATTTTCGGAAGCGTTAAAAAAGGGCAGAGATGTCGCTGACTACATCGTGGAGAATGAGCTGTTCCAGAGCTGCCAGACGCGCACCGTGACGGTCAAGAAGCCTATGAAGGTCAAGACCGTAAAGGTGGACGGCAAAAAGCGGCTGGAAGAAGAGCGCATAGAGTACGCGGAGGAAGAAGTGGTGGTTCCTGCAAACGTGACAGCCCAGATCTTCTACCTGAAGAACCGGAAGCCGGACAAGTGGAAGGACAAACCGGTGGAGAGTGCAGCCGAGGCCCAAAAGACTGATATGCAGACCCTTGCCGACTTGCTGCAACGGCCTGTTCCCAACCGCGATATCAAGGACTTTGAAGAATGAACATTCCGGCACCATTCTCTGAAAACCAGATGCGTTTCTTCTGGAACTGCTTCGACCACTGGTTCAATGTGGCAGAGGGCGGCAAACGTGGCGGTAAAAACGTTTTGATTACAATGGCCTATTGCACCATTCTGGAAAAGCACCCCAGCAGAATCCACCTGATAGCGGGCGTGTCAACAGCAACGGCCCGCCTGAATATTCTGGACTGTGACGGCTTCGGCTTGAAGAATTATTTCGAGGGCCGCTGCCGGGAGGGCGTGTACCAGAACCGCGATTGTCTGTATATCAAGACGGCCACCGGTGAAAAGATCGTTCTGATTTCTGGCGGCGGCAAGGCTGGCGATGAAAAGCTCATCAAGGGCAACACCTACGGCACGGCCTACATCACGGAGGCCAACGAGTGCAGCAAGGTTTTCATCCAAGAGGTTTTCGACCGTACCTTGTCCAGCCCGGACCGAAAGATATTCCACGACCTGAACCCGAAAGCGGAGGCGCACTGGTACTATCAGGACGTTCTGAACTTCCACGAAGAAAAGCTGAAAGCGAATCCGAATTACGGACTGAACTACGGACACTTTACCATCGCAGACAACATGAGCATCTCCGATGACCAGCTGCGCGGTGTCCTGTCCACCTACGACAAGAAGAGCGTCTGGTATGCCCGCGACATTCTGGGCCAGCGCAAGATGGCCGAGGGCCTTGTCTACCCGATGTTCTCGCAGGACAAGCACGTTGTCAAAGGCGAGATTCCATACAGCTCCCGCCACCGCTACTATGTGTCCATCGACTACGGCACGGTCAATCCGTTTGCTGCTGGTCTGTGGGACTTCGACCCGGTAAGCCACCGGGCCATTATGGTGCGTGAACTGTATTACAAGGGCGGCAGCGCGAAGCGTACCGACAACGAAGGATATTACCGGATGCTGAAGAATCTGATAGGCAATATCCACATCGAATATATCATCATCGACCCTTCTGCATCCTCCATGGTGGAAACCATCCAGAAGTATGCGGAGTGGCTTGTGGTAAAGGCTGACAATGATGTGCTGAACGGCATTCAGGATGTGACCAAATACCTGAACATGGGCCTTTTACTGTTCCACGAGAGCTGCAAGGAAACCTTCAAGGAGTTCGACCAGTATTCGTGGGACGAAGACAAGGACGAAGATACAGTCATCAAAGAGTTTGACCACAGCATGGACCAGATACGCTACTTCTGCCGCACGGCCCTCCGTGCAGAGCTGAAATGGGTCGCATAACTGGAAAGGGGGTGAAATGCTTTGAGCTTCATTTCCCGATTATGGGGGAGGATAAAATCAATGCTTATTCGTACCGACATCGGAAAGACCTTCGGCGTGGAGCTGATTCAGTCCTCCGAGATGAACGCAGCACTGACCCTGTGGGACAACATCACGTCCGAGAGGCCGCCGTGGCTTGACCCGGACGATGATGTACGCACCTACAATATGGGCAAGCATATCGCCGATTACAGGGCGCGTCTGGTGTGTCTGGATATCGGCGTTGCCCTGTCCGGCTCCCCGCGAGCGGATTACTTGCAGACCATCTGCAATGACCTTATCAAGCGGCTGCCGGACAAAGTAGCAGACGCGGAACGTCTGGGCGGCATCGCTATCAAGTGGAACGGCAGCAGCTGGGATTTTGCTCTGCCGGGCGAGTTCGGCATCACCAAGCAGGACGGCAACGGCAACATCGTGGGCGCCATCTTCGCAGAGTACATCACCCACGGCATTGACCATTACACCCGGCTGGAATACCACCGGTTCAAGGATGGCCTGTATCTGGTAACGAATAAGGCGTTCCGGAATAGGGCCATGCAGAACGGTCAGTATACCCTCGGCGCGGAAGTCCCACTGACCGAGGTGGAAGAATGGGCAGAGATGCAGCCGGAAGCCCAGATTGAACAGCTGGAAACCCCGCTGTTCGCCTTTTTCCGTTTGCCCGGTTCAAACACCATCGACAAGACTTCGCCGCTGGGGATGTCCGCCTTTGCGAATGCAATCCCGGAGTTGGAAGCGCTGGACATGGCCCTGAGCCGCAAGAACGGCGAGGTTGCAGACAGCAAGCACATCACCTTCGTGGGGCAGGCTGCCATCCAGTACGCCAACGCGCACAGCACCAAGCTGCCGCGCTTTGTCCAAGGTCTGGGCGTGGGCGCTGACGACCAGAAACCCATCACAGAGCACGTCCCCACGATGCTGACGGACGCTCGCATCAAGGACATAAACTTTGACCTGTCCATGGCCGGTGTCAAGTGCGGTTTCTCTGAGGGCGTTTTTGTCATGGACGGTCAGACCGGCATGATTACCGCCACGCAGGTGGAATCCGATGACCGGGACACCATCCAGACCATCAAGGCCGACCGTGACGCGCTGCGCTGCGCCGTGGAACAGGCCATCAAGGGCGCTGACGCACTCACCACCCTGCTGGGCGCTGCCCCGCTGGGCGAGTACGAAACAACCTTCAACTTCGGTGACATCACCTACAACTACGAAGAGGACAAGGCCAGTTGGAAGAACTACGCTTCACAGGGCTGGGTCCCGCTGTGGCTCTACTTCACTAAGTTCGAGGGCATGAGCGAGGAAGAAGCAAAAAAGATGGTTGCAGAGGCTTCCGCAGCCGAAAAGGAGAAGGGCTTGTTTGACCAGCAGTAACCGGAGGGAGGCGGCGCGATGCTGACACCGCAGCAGATCACAGAGCTGGTGGAAACGCTCTACCCTGCTCTGGACGACCTGAACCAGTGGATTACTCAGGACATGGTGAAGCGCCTGATGGCCCGGCTAGGACGCGGCGAAGCTGCTGTCCTGTCCGCTACTGACCAATGGCAGACCGAGGTATACAAAACAGCGGGCGGCCATCTGGAAGACCTGAAAAAAGAACTGAAGAAGTTCACGAAGCAGTCTGATGCTGAAATCGCCTCCATCTTTGAGGATGCAGCGGTCAAGGCGTGGGCTGCTGATTGTGCTGTTTATGCGGCCAGCGGCAAGGGCGTGAAGCCTTTGGCACTGTCTGACCGCATGGTGGAGATTCTGCAAGATGCCTACACCCGGACGCAGGGCGAGGCCCACAACTTCACCCGCACAACGGCCAGCGCGAGCCAGAAGCGGCTTTTCAAGATACTGGATGAAGCACATTTCAAGGTCGTGACCGGCGCGCAGTCCTACACCGCAGCAGTGCAGGAAGCCGTGGATGACCTTGTGCAGCATCAGACGCACGTTGTCTACCCCACCGGTCACCGGGACACCATCGAGACCGCCGTGCTGCGGGCAGTCCGCACCGGCATCAGTCAGGCCACCGGAAACATGACCTTGCAGGGCATGATCGACCTTGACTGGGATATCATCCTTGTTTCGGCCCATCGCGGTGCGCGCTACGGTGACGGCGGCCATAACCCCGGCAACCATTTCTGGTGGCAAGGCCGGTATTACAGCCGTACCGGGCGCACACCGGGCCTCCCTCTATTTGCAAAGACGACCGGTTTCGGGACCGGCGAAGGTCTGGGCGGCTACAACTGCCGCCACAGCTTCGGCCCCGGCGATTTGAACCACAACCCCTACGCCAACTTTAGCGAGGAGGAGAACCGGCGCGTCTACGATCTCACACAGCGGCAAAGGGCGAAAGAAGCCCGTATACGCCGTGAGAAGATCGAGGCTGTCGGTTATAGGGAAGCTGCCAAAAATGCCGGAGACAGCCAGCTCCGCGCCGCTCTTGAAGAAAAAGCGAACAAAGCGGAGGCGAAGGTGCGGAAGCACACGCAGGAGTACAACCAATTCTGCGCGGACAACGGCCTGAAGCCTCTGAATGATCGCCTCTATATCGCCAAGCGCTCCCAAGCAGCCGCGAAGACGGCAGCGAGAGAACAACCGGCCATGCAGAAGCTCGACGAAGCCGAACAGAGCAAGTTCGACAAGAGCGTCCCGCCGGAGGAAAGGGCCAAAATTGAGGAGGAGCTTTCCGTTTTGCCGAAATGGCAGCGCGAACTCGCCGAAACAAAAATCTCCCACATCGAAGTCAATGACAACTCGAAGGGCAGTGGGTGGAGCCCAGATACCTACGACATCTACTTCTCTACACATAGAGCGAAAGGAACAGCCATCCACGAATACGGCCACGCACTCGCGGAAGCCCTCGATCTCGAAAACGATCAAACGTTTATTGACGTTCGGAACAGCGGCATAAACCTTGAAGATGCCTCCAAGGTGGTGTATGATGAAATTACATTCTCTAAGCCCATTATGAGGCTGGAATGTGACAAGTTTGTTTCGGAGTATCAAGGCCGTCTGTATGAGTTTATCGGATTCTGGGACGGCAAGGAGCTTGATCTTCGAGCTATGCAGGAGTATTTCAGCGAAGGTTATAGGGCCTTTTATACGGAACCTGAACTTCTCAAAGAGAAGGACCCGAAGCTGTATGCGTTTATTGGAGGGCTGACGCATGACGAAGGATGAATTTTTCGAGCTGAAAACGTCGAAAGAGATGTGGAATGCGCTCGTCGAGAACGCGGAACTTCTCAAAGATGTGGAGGCTATCAAAGCATTCAACGAGAAGCGGGCCAAAGAGTTTGAAACGAACGTGACGGAAGCGTTCGGGAGCTTCAACCCGCGAACGCACTATGACTGGGACAAAAACCGATAACCGAAACCGCTGTCTAACAGGACGGCGGTTTTCTTTTACCCATTTTTAGGAGGAATAAGGCAATGAGCAAGAAGATTTTTATTAGCCAGCCCATGAACGGGCGTTTGGATGCGGAAATCTTGCAGGAGCGCGCAGACGTGATTCGCTGGGTAGAAAATCAGCTCGGCGGGACCGTAGAGCCGCTGGAAACGTTCTTCGACGACTTCGGCCCCGCCGCAAAGCCGCTGGACTATCTGGCCCGGAGTATCGAGTTTCTCGCAAAGGCCGACGTAGCCGTCTTTGCTCCTCACTGGCAGGACGCGCGCGGCTGTCGTATCGAGCGCCAGTGCGCCGAAGATTACTATATTCCCGTTATGGAGGTTCCGCTCGGATGGCAAGCTATTTGATCTCCGATGCGCCGTATGCGTCATGGCTTTCCGACGTTCTGGCCCAGCTGGAAGATCTGAAAATTGACCGAATCGCAATTGCAGCGCCCTTGCCCAACGGTGAAATGTTCACCGGCTATTTCAACATGAAGATGATGGACAAGGCCGTGGCCGCAACGAACATTCAGGCCGATGCGATGATGGACGCGGTCTGTGCCAATGGCCGCCACATTCAGGAAGCATGGGAGAACACCGAGGACGAAGAGGAGGACGGAGAATGAAGCAACACAACGTCTGTCTGGACATCAGCTTTTGTGGGGCGCTGACCATCTTGTTTATCGCCCTGAAGCTGACCGGCGTTATTTCGTGGCTGTGGGTCTGGTCTCCGCTGCTGATTGGCTATGCGGTGGTCATCCTGTTCTTCATCATTGCGCTGATATTCTGGGACTGACAGCGCAGCATTTCAAGCACGGTGCAGCTTGCATCGTGCTCTTTTTATGCCCGCTGCGGCTGCATGAGGCCAAAGAGGGCAACTATCAGTCTACCTGTGGACTTAACAATACAGGGGCAACAAGTCACAGCAACGACTTAAAACGCTTAGTTGCAAACCGCAGGAGGTACACATGAAAACCACTGATCTGAAAGAGCTTGGTCTGACACAGGAACAGATTGATGCCGTGTTCAAGCTCAACGGCCTTGACGTTGAGGCCGCAAAAGCACAGGTCGCCGCAATTACGGCAGAGCGCGATGACCTGTCCACCCGCCTGAAGAACGCTGAAGATACCCTGAAAGGCTTTGATGGCAAGTCTGCTGATGAAGTCAAGGCCGAAATTGCGCAGTACAAGAAACAGGCCGAGGAAGCCCAGAAGAACTTCCAGTCCCAGTTGACCCAGCGCGATCAGCGCGACTGGCTGAAGGGCAAGCTGGACGAGTACGGCGTTTCCTCTCCCTACGCCCGCCGTCAGTTGGCCTCTGATGTGATGGACGATAAGGACGGCCTCAAGTGGAAGGACGGCGCGTTTCAGGGCTTCGACGACTTCATGAAGTCTGCCAAAGAGAAAGATACTGGTCTGTACCAGACTGCTGAGGAAAAGAAAGCCGCCGAGGAAAAGGCAGCTTTGGAGAAGAAAGCTCCGAAGTTTACCGGTCCGACCGGCAATCAGCAGCAGGAGCAGAAGTACACCCCGCCGAAAATTTTCTGATAACCTGAAAGGAAGGCAAACCACATGGCAAGAATCGAATCTCTTAGCATTCTGACCACCGAGAGCGGCAAGGAATATCTTGCTGAACTGTACGGCAAGGTCATCGAGAACGTGCAGAAAACGCTGGTTTCTGCCGACATGAAGAACACCGACCTGTCCGGCGACCCGACCGCTGGCACCGTGGAGGCAAAGCGTTTCGCAAACGCCACCTCCAACAAGTACGGCACCGCCCGCACCGCAGGCAAGGGCAGCCAGATCAAGGCCAAGGCCGTGACCGTGGCCATCGACAACGACCGCGAGATCGTGGAAGAGATGGAGGAGAAGGATGTGAAGCTGTATGGCGTGGACGGCGTTCTGGACCGCCGCGCTGCAAACCATGTCCTGCGCATGGCCGCCGAGCTGGACAATGACTTCTTCAAGGCTGCATCCGAAGCTGCTGTCAAGGTGACCATCGCAGCCGGTACCAGCGTGGAGGACGAACTGGAAACCATCATTCAGGAGGCTGAGAACACCGCAAACGACTTCGTGGACGGTGTGCCGCGCTCCATGATGCGTCTGGTCCTGTCCACCAAATACTATGGCAAGGTGCGCAACAACCTCGACAAGATGTCCCGCACAAACGTGGACACTGCTGCGGAGGAGTTCTACGGCTGGCACGGTGTCGAGGCCAAGTCTTGTACCCACCTGCCCGCAGGCTGCGACTATCTGCTGATGGTTGACGGTTCCGTGGCGCAGCCTGTCATGGCAAACACCTACACCGCCGAGAAGATTCCGCTGTCCGAGGCGACCGCCGTATCTCTGTTCTATCACTACGGCACTAAGGTAGTCACCCCGGACCTGATCTTCAAGAAGAACGCGGACTAACCGAAAGGAGAACCAACCATGGCAAAGTTTAAGAACATCGTTACCGGCAATGTGCTGGAGACTGACAACCCGCTGACCATCAAGCTGATGGAGAACAGCGACCGCTATGAAGCTATGGATGCGCCCGCCGTTGAGGCCGCAGCACCCACCAAGAAGTCCGGCAAGGCAAAGGCCGCAGCGGCAGCCGAAGAGGACGCCTGAGCGGAGGTGTAAACCATGGCGTATGCGGATTATGAGTTCTACACCACCCGGTATTTCGGCGATGAGCTGACCGAGGCGACCGCGCCGAAATGGCTGGAACGTGCGAGCGATGCTGTTGATACCATCACCTTCTACCGGCTGGAAAAAGGGCTTCCCGGGGAAGAAGTCCATATTACCCGGGTAAAGAAAGCTGTGTGCGCTCTGGCAGATGTCCTCTATCGCGTTGACCAGCAGCGTGTAGCCACGGCGGCCAGCAAGGACGCGCAGGGCAATCTCCGTGCCGCTGTGTCCTCCATGACCTCCGGCAAGGAATCCGTGTCCTATGTGCAGTCCGTGGAAGCGTCCGTGTATGCAAAAGCAGCATCGGACAGTTCCGCGCTGAATGCGCTGCTGCAACATGAGGCTGAACGGTATCTCGCCAATGTCCCGGACGCGGACGGCATAAATCTGCTCTATGCGGGGGTGAGATGATGCACGACCAGACCGTTACCCTGTACAACTACCATGAGCCGACCGGCTGCTGGTACACCACCGTTCTGGACAATGTGACGCTGACGGCTGCGAGGTCGAGCAGCGCCACGCAGCACGGCGCGGCAAACGGTGACACGTTGTCCATCTCCATCCCGGCAACAGCAGACAAGACGGCAGGCTCCCGCCGGTACATCGGCCCGAAAGCCTACTCTGCTCGGGACGCACCCGGCGAGTTCTTCACGTTCTGGCCGGAGCATGATTTTGTCGTTGTGGGCAGATGCCCACTTGAGCAGCCGGTGTCCGAGGATGACTACGACAACGGCCTATACCACGAAATGAACCGTGAACAGGATGAAGTCTATATGATTACGTCCGCAGCGTTCTACGGCCTCATTCCGCACTTTGAAGTGGAGGGACGGTAAATGGCTGATACCGAGCATTTCCAGAACTTCTCTTGCGTTCACGGCCATTTCACCGCTGAAGTTCACTTTGACCGGTTCTCCCGGCAGTTCGCAGCCGCGCAGCAGTGGCTCGCAGAACAGGTTCTTGCAGACTGCAAGCCTTTCATGCCGATGGAGACCGGCAGCCTGATTCAGCGGTCGTATGTGGACGATGGAGGCCGAAAGGTCGTATTCCCCGGCCCCTATGCACGGTATCTGTACGGCGGCGTGGTCATGGTCGATGCCGAGACTGGCAAGGGACCTATGAAAATCCCGGATGGGTCTGGCGGCTATCTTCTGCGCTTCCGCAAGGGTGCAACGCTGAAGCCGACCAGCAGGCCCCTGACCTACTCGACCACGGCAAACCCGCAGGCTACGGACCACTGGTTCGATGCTGCAAAGGCAGCCAATCAGGATTACTGGCTGGAACAGGTAAAACGCATAGGAGGTGGAGGCGAAGATGCCTAAAGAAAAACAGGTGCGATTTGACGTTGACGGTTCCGAGATCGTGAGCAAGGTGCTGCTGGAACTGCTCAATAAATGCCCGGCACTGTGCGGCAAGAAGGTTGCATTCTCTACGCTGGGAGAGGACGAGGGCCTCGGCTTCTTTCCGTCCGTTGGTGCAGCCATCACGAGCGAAACGGAAACCATCACCGGCGATGTGCATCAGGTGTGTGCATATCCGTTTGATGTCGTGCTGCGCTGCGCTCCCAAAACCGAAGCAGCGAGAATCCGCTGCAAGGAACTGCTGGATGCCATCGGGCGCTGGCTGGAACGGCAGCCCATCACGGTGAACGGTGAGATGCACACTATGGACGCATACCCGGCTCTGACGGAGGGAAACCGCAAAATCAGGGCCATTTCCCGCACAAGCCCCTCGCACCTGAATGCTGTGTACCAGAACGGCGTTGAGGACTGGCTGTTCTCCGGCAGCCTGAGATACGAAAACAATTTTTGCAGATAAGGAGAGAACAACATGGCAGAGAAAATCGAACGTAAGCTGCTGGCTCACTATATCGATGCCAGCTTTGACACCACCGGGAACACCCCGAAGTATGTCCGTCTGGGTAAGGACCTCGAGGAGTACAACCTCGAACTGAACCCGGACGTTGAGGTGTCGAAAAACATTTGGGGTGAAAGCACCATCAATCACAACGGCTACGAGCCGCAGAGCGAGGTGGACCCCTACTATGCAGTGGAGGGCGACCCGCTGTATGAGAAGCTGGAAGCCATCGCAAATGGTCGTCTGACCGGCAAGGACTGCATGACCACCACCGTTGATGTGCTGGTTGACAGCAAGGGCAAGGTGGCATGGGCATACCGCGAGAAGGTCATGGTCGTTCCTACCTCCGTAGGCGGCGACACCAGCGGTGTGCAGATTCCGTTCACCATTTACAACGCAGGCGAGCGCGTCAAGGGCAACTGGGACACCACGACCAAGGCGTTCACCGAGCTGCCCGGCAGCGATAGCGAATAATCGACAATAAAGCATGAGAACAGGGCGGTCAGCGTGGGGTTGGCCGCCCTATGTTTTTAGGAGGCAATAATGGATATTCAGAAGAACGTGAACTTCCCGCAGCCTGTTGAAAAGCCGGTTGAGAACGTTGGCATCGTTATTGATGATGGCACCGAGGAGGTTCCTATCACGAACCTGCGCGGCCAGCGTGTCGGCGTTTTCTATGTGCGCCCGACCGACCTCGGCATCGTGCACCGCTATGACGAGTTTGTGAAGGGCTTCGACAGCATTTTGGAGCCTATCCAGCGCGTGAACCTCAACAGTGACGGCTCTGCAAAGGACAACGACACCACGACCATGGACGCGCTGAAGGAGGCCGAGAAGCGGCTGTCCGATAAGCTGAACGCCCTGTTCGATGGCAACTTTGCAGAGGCGTTTTTCGGCAAAATGAACCCCTTCTCCATCGTGGGCGGTCGCTTCTATTGCGAGGTGGCGATCGAGGCCGTGGGCGCGTATATCGAAAGACGCTTTGACCACGAGATGAACCTCGCACAGAACCGTGTGGAGAAATACACTCACGGCTACCGCACCGGCAAGCATCGGAACGGCGGTAATAAGCGGCGCAGAGGTCCGCAGCAGTGATTGGCGAACTCCCCACCCGGCTTCAGGTCAATGGCACAAGCTATGCTATCCGAACGGATATGCAGGACATCTTGAAGGTCTTGCAAGCGTTCAACGACCCGGAGTTGGAAAATGAGGAAAAGGTCTACATCTGCCTGTTCATCATCTACCGGGATTTCGACAAGATGCCGCAGTCGGATTACAGCGCAGCCTATCAGGCGGCAGCCGACTTCATGGACTGCGGCGTTCACACCGGCAGCTCTAAGAGCCGCCCATCCGTGCGGACTATGGACTGGGAGCAGGACGCGCCCCTTATCTTTCCGGCTATCAACAAGGTGGCCGGGTGCGAGGTACGCAGCATCCCACATCTGCATTGGTGGACGTTCATGGGCTACTTCATGGAGATTCATGACGGCGTATTTGCTCAGGTCATGTCCCTGCGGGCAAAAAAGGCCAAAGGCAAGAAGCTGGAAAAATGGGAGCGTGAGTTCTGGTTTTCGAACAAAGACCTGTGCGTCCTGAAGGTCAAGCGCTCCAAAGAGGAACAGGAAGAAATCGACCGGCTGAATAAACTGCTGGATTAAGGAGGTGGCAAAATGGCAGGACAGGCAGACGGCTCTATTGTCGTTGACACCGAGCTGCAAACCGAAGGTTTTGACAAGGGCAGCCGAGAGATGCAGCGAGCAATCGGCTCCCTGCAAACCAAGGTAAACAACCTCGCACCGACCATGAAAAAGGCGATGCGGGGCAGCGCCAGCGCCTTAGAATCCTTTGACGGCAAGGTCGGGCCGATGCGTGAAACGATTTCCGCGCTGGAAGAAAAGCTGGAACAGCTTGGCAAAGCCCGGCTCCCGACTGAGGGTTATCAGTGGCTTCAGACGGAGATTGCAAAGGCAGAAAAAGAGCTGGACAAGCTGCTCAACAAAGAGGCCATGTACGAGGACATGGATGTAAACAAGTCCTCGCAGAAGTGGAAGACCCTGCAATACAACATCGAGCAGACCAAGCGGAAACTGGAAGAGTATAAAGCAGATGCAGCCCAGATGGAAAATGACGGCAGTGCATACACATCCGGCGCTGATTCGGCAGAGTATAAACAGTTGAGTGTGTCTCTCGATTCCGTGAAGAGCAAGCTGGAAAGCATGGTGCAGCGCGTTGAACGCGGCACATCTGCGCTTGCAAGCTTTGGCAGCATGGCAGGAAAGACCGTTGTTGGCGGCCTGAAGGGCATGGTTTCCATGCTGGGCAAGGGCGCGGCAGCCATGCTGAAGCTGTCCCTGCGGGCAAAGAAAACGCACTCCACCTTCAGCAGCGGCATCGGAACGCTGCTGCGGTATGGTCTGGGCGTTCGCTCTCTGTTCGCCCTCATGAACAAGCTGCGCAGCGCTCTGGTGCACGGCTACAAGAACCTTGCCCGGTATTCCAGCCGGACAAACGCCGCCATATCGTCCCTCATGTCTGCGCTGACGAGGCTGAAGAACAGCTTTGCGGCAGCATTCGACCCCATCCTGCGGGCAGCGGCCCCGGCGCTGGTTACGCTTATCAACCTGATTTCTAACGCGGTCTCCAAGATTGGTATGCTGACGGCTGCGCTGACCGGCGCAAAGACGTACGCCAAGGCGACCACGATTCAGGAAGATTATGCAAAGTCGCTGGATAAAACATCGCAGTCGGCCAAAAAAGCAAAAGCTGCGCTGGCCAGCTTTGACGAGCTGAACATTCTGGATGACAACAGCAGCGACAGCACCAAGGATGACGGCTCTGTTGACCCCTCCAAGATGTTTGAGCAGGTTCCCATCGACAGCGCAGTGCTGGACTTTGCAGACAAGCTGAAAAAGGCGTTTAAAGAGGCTGATTGGAAGGGTCTCGGCGAGCTGCTGGGCAGCAAGATCAATGAGCTGGTAGACAGCGTGGATTGGTCTGGCTGGGGAACCAAAATCGGCAAGGGCATGAACGCCGCGATTCAGACCCTTTACTACACCGTGGACACGGTGGACTGGGTGAACATCGGCAAGCATCTGGCCGAGGCGGTCAACAGCATCATCAATGAGGTTGACTGGGACATCTTCGGGCGGCTGCTGGCAAAGAAGTTCACTGTGGCGCTGGACGTGGCCGGTGGTTTCCTGAAAGAGCTGGACTGGACAGCTGTGCTTCAGGCGTTCACCAGCGGCTTTTCCGGCTTCTACAACGAGCTGCAAGAGTGGCTGGAAAGCAAAGACTGGCATCGGATTGGCGAGATTATCACCGCCAAGCTGTCCGACGCGCTGCGCAACGGCAATGTGGAGGGTGCAGTCAAGAGCTTTTTCGACGCTTTTACGGAGGCTATCAACTCGCTGGCCGATCTGATGGATGGCATCGACTTCTATCAGGTGGCAAAAGACCTCGTTGAAATGCTTATCCGGGCCGTGTCCGGCGTGAGCTGGGACGAGCTGACGGAGGCGCTGGGCCGCCTTATCGGCGAATCCGTTGACGCTGTCATTCAGATTCTGTCCGGTTCTCTGGCCGATGTGGGCAACCACTTCAAAGAGAAAACGCAGGAGGCCGGAGGCAACGCTGTTGCAGGTTTCTTCCTCGGCATCAAGGACGCTATCTTCGGCGTTGGCGCATGGATTGTCGATAACATCTTCAAGCCGTTCTGGGACGGTATCTGCGCCGCATTTGAGATTCATTCTCCGTCCAAAAAGATGGCCGAAATCGGCGGTTACATTATCGCGGGCCTGTTGGATGGCATCAAGGAACTGCCGTCCAAACTGAAAGCCAAGCTGGATGATGCGCTGGATAAGGTGGTCAGCTGGGGCAGCAACCTGAAGTCCAAGGTCAAGGATGCTGCGGCTGACGCAGTGACCAAGGCTGTTGACGAGTTCAGGGATCTTGCCTCTAAGCTGGAACTGAAACTGGACGCGGCCATCGACAAGGTGAAGGACTTCGCAAAGGATATCGCCTCCCGGATGAAGTCCGGCGCTGCTGACGCTGTGACCGATGCGGCCTCCCAGCTGAGCAATCTGGCAGGCAAGGCCAAAGAAAAATTCGACAACGCCATCGCCAAAGCAAAGTCCTTCGCGACCGACCTTATTTCCAAGCTGAAAGGCGGTGCTTCGGACGCTGTGTCTAACGCGGCCTCGCAGCTTGCAACCATGCCGCAGAAGGTCAAGGAAAAGCTCGACCTCGTGATTCAGAAAGCTGTGTCGTTTGCCGCTGACCTGAAGGAAAAGTTCACGAGCGCTGGCAAAAACGCGCTGGCGGGCATCATCAACGGTATTTCCTCCAAAATCGAGGAAGTTAAGACCTCCATCAGCAACGTGGGTCTCGCCCTCATCAACACCTTCAAAACGCTGCTGGGCATCCACTCGCCCTCGCGTGTCTTTGCCGAACAGGGCGGCTTTATCGCTGCCGGCCTTATTATCGGCATGGAGGGTGCAACGGACGATGTCAAGAAAGCTGCTGCACAGCTGGCGGGCGCTGCCGTTGACGCTGCAACGGACGCTGTTGCAGAGGTCGCCCCGACCACGCTGGAAAAAATCAAGGAAAACCTCGAAAAGATAGAGGATGCCTTTGACGATGACACCGGTCTGGGCAAAATCTACAACACCATCAAGAACCTGTTCAGTATCGACTGGTCGGACATCGACACTTCCGATATTTTGGAGCTGGCCAAGAACATCACGACCCTGTTCTTCGACAGTCTGGACAAGAATGTGCGGCTGTCCATTTCCGACTTCATCAACACCTCTCTGGACTACCTGAACAAAGCCTACGAGCAGGAAGGTCTGCCCGGCCTTATCAAAGCGGGCAAGACCATTATCTCCGGTCTGGCCTCTGGTATGGCTGAGGGTATAAAATACATCGTGGCGAACGGCGGCCAGATTTTCAGTGCCCTGAAAGATGGGATTCTGGTGGCTCTGCAAGGTGTCAACGCGGAGCTGCTCATTGCCGTGGGCGTTATCGCCCTCATTGCTGTGGCTATCGCGGGTGCATGGAAGTATAGCGAGCAGTTCCGGGATTCCGTTCTGAACGCTGTAAACCGCATCAAGAAAGCGATTGAAAAGGTCATAGCGGCCATCAAGAAAGCCCTGACACCAATCGTGGAACTGGTGAAGAATGTATTCGCCATGCTGCAAGGCCTGATCGCACAGCTGTTTGAGCTTGTGGGCAGCATCCTCGCAAAAATCATCGACTGGATTGCGCCGGTCATTACGATCATCGGCAATTTCCTGAGCGATGTTATCACGGTGCTGGGAACCATCATCGGCTATATCGCAAAGCTGCTGACCCCGCTTATCAACGGCATTGGCAAGATTATCTCCACGATTCTGGAATGCCTGCAAAAAATCTGGAACACCCTCAGCGATGCACTGTCCCCGGCATTTGAGGCAATCTGGAAAGTCGTATCGAAAATCTTTGAAACCATCGGGAATCTGCTGCAAACCATTGTGGATGCACTGTCCCCGGCAATTGACGCACTGGCTGAAGCGTTTGGCACTATCCTTGACGCGGTGGCCCGTATCGTTTCGGCCATCGTAGATGCACTGGCTCCGGTCATTCAGGTCATTGCGGAAGCACTGGGCGGTATCATCACAGTGCTGGCCGAAATCGTGGGTGCTGTTGTGGATGCACTGGCTCCGGCAATCAAGCTGATTGGCGATGTGCTGGGAGCGATTTTCGGTGTCATTGCCAAGATCGTCGACCTCGTTTGTGGCATTCTGAAGCCGGTTATTGACGTGATTTGCGGCGCGCTGAAAGCCATCGGCGATGTGATAAACAACATCTTCAATGGCGTGAAGAACTTGACCAGCAAGGCAGTAGAGACTGGTAAGAACATCATTCAGGGCATCGGAACCGGCATCAAGAATGCTGCAACCGGCCTGTGGAATGGCATCAAGAACGTTGGCAACAACATCGTCAACGGCTTCAAGAATTTCTTCGGCATCCACTCGCCGTCTAAGCTTATGGCCAGTGAAATCGGTGAGTATCTGCCTGCCGGTATTGACGAGGGCATGAAGGACGCCATGCCTGCCCTGCTGTCCAGTGCAGAGGACCAGATGGGCAATCTGGTTGACACTGTGAAGGACGGCGCAGCAGAGGCCAACGGCGCGATCGCTGGCAGCGGTATGCCGCTGCTGTCCGAAGTTTCGGGCAAGGTCGATATCGTGGACGGTCTGGATGATGTTCTGACCCGGTTTTCCGACAAGGTGGCAGACAGCTTTACAAGCCTGCTTGACCGTCTGACGGAAATCACGCAGAGCGCGAACTTCTTCATTCCTGCGGTTGCGACCGGCATGGTCACGCCGTATGGTGTCAGCGGCAGCGCTGGCGGCGGCTCTGGGAACGTTGTGGAGGAAATCCACGCCTCCAACGAGGAAACGACCCGCACCATCGTGCAGGCCATTGGCAGTGCTACGAACAGCATCTGCGCAGCGGTCGAGCAGTACAGCGGCGTGGAGGTAAGCGTGGATGCTGACAGCCTGTCGCAGCATACTGTGGACTACATCAACCGCAAGACCAGGATGTTCGGCACCTCTCCGCTGCTGACCCCTACGGAAGTATAAGGAGGCAAGAACCCTATGAAACCGATTCTTAAAATCGGAAATCATGACTATACCCAGTGGGTAGCAGAGGGTGGCCTTACCCCCACGGACAGCGATGTGGATTCCAGCAAGTCTGGAAGAAACACGCTGGACGCGGTCATGGTCAGAAACAAGCTGGGTCACAAGATGAAATGGTCCGTCACGCTGATGGATATCCCGGAGGAAGTCGCTGCCCAGCTGTCGAAAGACCTGAGCCAGACATTCTTCAGCGCCACATTGCTGGACCCGGATGCAGGGCGATATCTGACCAAGACCTACTACTGCGCGAACCGACCCTTCGGTGCGCAGCGGTACGACAAGGCCACGAAGAAAACCTACTATGTCGGCATGGCGTTCAACATGACCGAGCAGTAAGGAGGTGATTCTACGAGACAGAGAACAAAGCTGTGGACGGAGCTGGCGGCTCGCGGGCGGTTCAATCTGGATTCCCGCGCCGTCATAGCTGGAAAAGAATACTATAAAATTTCCGCACCGCAGATCAGTCACAGTCTGGCGACCGAGCCGTTCAGCATCGGCAACTGCAATGCGGCCTCTTTGAAGCTGGACGTTCTTCTGGACGATGGAGAAAGCATACCAGACGGCGCTTCGGTGCGCATCATCGCCCGGCTCACCGATTTGGACGTTACAGAGCACACGGAAACGCTGCAATTCGGCGAGTTCATGGTGGACACCTGCAATAAGGAGGAGAATATCTACTCGCTGTCCTGCTATGATGCGATGCTCAAAACCTCGCAGGCTATGGTGGACGATAACGACAGCGAAAGCGGCTGGCCAAAGTCCATGGCCGTTGTCGTGCAGGAAATTGCGTACCGCATCAGTACGCCGATTGACCCACGCACCCGCATCAACCGAGGGCTGAACTACATGGTTCCTTTCCCGAAAGGCTACACCATGCAGCAGGTCTTAGGATGGATAGGCGCGTGCAACGGCGGCAACTGGACCATCACGGACGATGGAATGCTGCGGCTGGTGACGTTGACCGCACCGCCCACGGAAACCTACCGTATCGTGGATGAATACTATAACGACATCATTACCGGTGACGGCTATGCGCTGGCGTGGGAGCTGTCCAGTGGCAACGGAGAACCCCAGACCCCGGAAACCGGCAGCAGTGTCGGTTCCCTGACCCAAAAAATCTACCCGGTCGTTGACCATGAGTTCAACCGCATCGTCACGGCAGACGGCTTTACGCTGGTCTACGACCAGACCGGCGCAGTTGAAGCTGCGCAAGGCATCGTTCATGTTCCCATGGTGCGCGGCAAAGTCGCGACCGGCAGGCGGCTCAAGGTGTCCAAGGTCACCATGACGGACGAGGAAGGAAATTCTTTTTCCAAGGGCGATGACACCGGATTTGAAATTGCGGTGGATAACTGCCCCTATTCCTGTCAAGGTATCTGCAACGACCTCTATTCCATGTTGAACGGCATTGAGTATGAGCCTTTTACGGCGACAGATGCCCTTTTCGACCCAGCCGCCGAGCTGGGAGATCAGGTCAAAATCGGCGACCAAGTTCACAGCTCCATCTATTCCATGGACGCGACCTTCGATATCGGCTACGCTAACACCATCAGTGCACCGACCAACACCGAGGCGACCCGGCAGTATCCGTATTTAACCCAGCGCGACAAGAACCGGGACAAGGTCTTTTTGGAAATGAGCGCCGACTATGGCGGCGTTGCGATGTCGGCAGATGCCGGTCTGGTTGTCACTAAGACCGGCAGCGCTGCAAAGGCCATGACGGAGGCTCACAGTACACCGGTCTCCCGCGCTGAGGTACAGTATTCGGACGAATACATTGCCATGCGGGCACGGGACACGGAGACCGGGCGCATGGAGGACTGCATCTTTTTCGATGACGAAAAAGAGAAGTACTGCATCACGAAAGCTGTCCTGATAGAACAGGCTGATGAACTGGCAAAGGAGCTGAAAAATTTGGCTGATGAACTGAAATCCATGGAAGGTGGAGAGGGCACAGATGCCGTCACCCTGCCGCAGCTCTTACAGTCCGTCAAGGATGTGCAGGCATCTCTCGCAGAGCAGCGCACCACGCTGGACGGTTTGGAAACCTCTTCGGCCAATATCAAGGAAACGCTGGCTGCTGTGCAGACCGCACTTTCCGACATCAAGACGGCGGCAGCGGGCATCCGGTCTGCTGTGGACAAGAACGCCGCAGCGCTGGCCACGGTGGACACTACGCTGTCCGATGTGAAGAAGTCTCTGGCAGCCGTGCAGACCGATGTGACGGCTCTGAAAAAGACCGCTGCTGCTCAGTCCACAGAGCTGGCCGAGGTTCACACGGCGGTAGACGAGCACACCACCACGCTGTCCGCGATGGATGAAAAGCTGACGGCCACACAAGGAACGCTGGACAATATCTTGACGATTCTGAAAGCAATGTCCGACACACCTAAAGAGCCGACCAGCGGAACCGAAACCTAAAAGGAGGGAATCTAATGTCTGAAAAACGCATTCAGGACTTCGCCACGGCGGCTGACGCTCTGGACGATGACCTGTTGCTTATCGCATCGAAAGACAAAACCTACAACATCAAGGTCAAAACCCTGAAGGATGCTGTGCAGGGCGATGCCGACCGCGCAGAGGCCGCAGCGCAGGAGGCCAAAAACACCGCGCAGCAGGTGGCCAAATCCGTTGGCAACATTGAGCAGCGGGCTGCATCTGCTGAGAGCAAAGCGGCCACGGCCGTCACTGATGCAAATCAGGCTGTGCAGGATGCAGCGGCAGCCCAAAGGTCGGCAAGCAACACCGAAAGCATGGTGTCCACGGCCCAGACCGCAGCATCCGAGGCCAGCACGGCAGCGGTAAAGGCGGGCGAATCCGCTACCGCTGCGGCATCGTCCGCATCTTCTGCGCAGGAATCCGCATCCAATGCAGCGGCATCTTCCAAGGACGCCGTCACGGCTGCAAATACCGCAACCTCCACGGCGAACGAGGCGAAAACGACTGCCGGTGAAGCAAAGACCGCAGCAGAGCAGGCATCTTCTGATGCTGCGAAAGCTGCGGCAAACATCAAGACCGCGACCGAGGCCGCCTCGAAGTCTGCCGCATCTGCAAAGACCGCAGAACTTCAGGCAACGGCGGCAGCGGAAACGCTGACCCAGTTTCGAGAGATCATTGAGAACGGCGTTGTTCAGGACGTTCAGTCCGTGGATGATGGCCTGAAGATCACCTACACCAACGGCGGGACCATCACGCTGCCTATCAAGGCTTCTGGCGGGCTGGCGTTCAGTTCGATGGTCTACGACACAGAAACCTACTATCTGCACCTGTACGATGAAAACGAGAAGGACGTTATCGACCCGGTCTACATTCCTGGCGGCGGTGGTGGCGGCTCCGGCGGCTCTTCCGGCGTTACCCTGACGAACGAAACCTACGTCAACGGCGAAAAGGCGCTGTCCTTCGCCATTGCGCAGGGCCAGACAACCGAGCTGTCCTACACCTTCACCGATACTGACCCGGACTTCGGCGGCGCCGCTGCCTACTATGTCAACGGCGTTCAGGTGGCAACGGCCAACATCGTGCAGGGAACGAAAATCACCTTCAACCCGACCGAATGGCTGGTTGCCGGTGACAACAAAATCCGTGTTGTGGTCACGGACGAAAACGGCGCGACCGGCTCCAAGACATGGACGGTTTCTGTCCTGACCGTTTCCGTGTCCGCTACGCTGTCGGAATCCACGCTGTACACGGTCGGAACTGCGTTCCGTATCAGCTACACCCCGGTCGGCTCCGGCATGAGCAAGACCACGCACTTCCTTGTGGACGGCAAACAGGTAGCAGAGGCTACCACGACCTACTCTGGTCGTCAGCTGGTGCAGAACCTGACCATCAGCAAGCACGGCGCTCACGACATCGACATCTACACGACCACCACGGCCAGCGGTAACACCATCACAAGCCCTACCGTGCACTTCTGTATCGCGGTCGTGGATACTGCAAGCAATGTGCCTATCATCACGGTCAAGGACAAAAAGCCCTCCGGCCGCGTGTATATGACCGCTGCTATCCAGTATATGGTCTATGACCCCAGCACCGAACAGGCCAGCGTGAAGCAGTCCGTTGACGGCGCAGAAACCACTCTGACGGTGGGCCGCAGCTTGCAGTCGTGGGCATACAAGCCGCGCACCGAGGGCGAACACGCCCTGAAGCTGACCTGCGGCGAAACGTCCGTCACCATGACCTACACGGCCACCGCGCTGGGCTATGACATCCATCCGGCCAACGTTGACGCGAAGTTTGACTTTGACCCGTCGGGCCGCTCCAACTCCGCAGCAGACCGCGATACATGGGTTTCCAACGGTGTTTCACTGACCGTGGACAAGGACTTCGACTGGACGAACGGCGGCTATCAGCAGGACAGTGACGGCAACACGGCTTTTGTCATCCGCGCCGGTCATACTGCGACCATCAACTACAATCTGTTCGGCTCGACCAACCTTCAGGCCTATGGCGCATCCTTCAAGATGATTTACACAGCCAAGAACGTGCGCAAGTTTGACGCTGTGGTCGCACAGTGCCTTTCGGACGGCATCGGTCTGGATGCAAACGCCAAGGAAGTGACCCTGTCCACGGAGCAGACCGGCATCAGCCAGTTTGTCTGCGAGGGCGAACGCACGGAGCTGGTCTACAACATCACAAGCCGCAGCAAGAACAGTGAGCTGTTCTTGAACCTTCAGGGCATTCCGTCCCGGTTCGCTACCTACTCGGAGAGCGACCGTCTAGCCCAGCGCAACCCGGTCCCGCTGACCATCGGCAGCCCGGATTGTGATGTGTGGCTGTATCGCTGCAAGTTCTACGATATCAGCCTCGGCGATGCCGACATGATGGACAACTTCATTGCGGACGCACCCGACCCGGACGAGATGATAGCTCGGTATGAACGCAATTCCGTGGACGATGGTGCGGGTAACATCATCACCGACTGGAACGCATCGTCCATTGATGAAGCCTACATCGACAATCTGGCAAAGTCCCGCCCCGGCCTGCGCGTCATCAAGCTGCGCGTCCCGCGCTTCACGACCGACAAGAACGACAAGGTGTCCGGCAGCAGCGTGGAACACCTCCTGTATGGCGCTCGCGCAAAGGACTGTTGGAAGAACGAGAACGTTGTCCACCGTGGGCAGGGCACGTCCTCCAACGCCTACGGCAAGGCGGGCCGCAACATGGACTTCGACTGCAAGGGCAAGTTCACCTACACTGAAAACGGCGTTGCCATGGAGGCCGACACCTACGACATGACCGAGAACAGTGTGGGCGAAACCTACTTCAACCTCAAGTTGAACATTGCATCCAGCGAGAACATGAACAATGCTATGCTGGCCGAGCTGTTCAACAAGTACCAGCCGTACATCCGCGCCGCCCGGTCTGCGAATCCCAAGGTGCGCGACACGATGGAGTTCCATCCGTGTGTCGTGTTCGTGTACAACGAAAGCGCCGAGGAAGGGTTCACACAGGGTCAGTGGATTTTCTACGGCGTGGGCGATTTCGGCAACTCCAAGAAGGATAAAAAGGCGCAGGGCCTTGACAGCGCAACGCGCCCGAATGAGTGCATTGTGGAGCTGTGCAACAACACGCACGTCTATAACCGCTTCAAGGGTTATGAGGGCGCTGCAGACGCTTCCAGCTGGGAGAGTGACGATAACCCGAACGCTCCCCTGTCCTTCCGCTACATCGCAGACACCTGTGATGTAGCCGTAGCCCGCAACGCATGGAGCGATGTAGTGAAGTGGGTCTGTTCGACCGACCGCACAGCAGCGACCGGCAAGGCGCTGGAAAGCTCGGTCACCTACGGCGGCACAGCCTACACCAACGATACGGCAGAATACCGCGCCGCCAAGTTCGTGAACGAGTTTGACCAGCACTTTGAGAGCAAGTCCACCCTGTACCACTACCTGTTCACCTCGTTTTTCACCATGCCGGACAACCGTGCAAAGAACACCTTCCCGCACTGCGAGGATGTGACCGCTGCGCATCCCATCTGGGATTACTGCTTCGGCTACGACTTCGACACGGCCATGGGCAACAACAACGAGGGCGATCTGGCGCTGGACTACGGCATGGAGGACACCGACCAGCTCAACGGCGGCAACGTGTTCAACGCGCAGGATTCTGTCCTGTGGGTCAACGTGCGCGAGCTGCTGACCGACCGTCTGAACGCGATGGTCGCGACCCTGACGGAGCTGTTCGATGCTGACCGCCTGAATGTGGCGTTTGACGCATATCAGTCCCTTCGCCCGGAACGCCTGCTCGTTGCAGATGCACGGCGCAAGTATATCCGGCCCTACGAGGATTTGAAGGAGGGCGGCACGGCCATTACCATGTTCATCCCCATGATGAACGGCGACAAACGGCTCCAGCGGCACTACTTCCTCAAATACAACAGCATCTATTTCGCGTCCAAGTGGAACACGGCTGTTGCCCGGAACGACAAAATCACCCTGCGTGGCTTCGCAAGCCCGACCGGCGAGATTGCCGCGATCACCATCACGCCGTACTCTGACCTGTATGCGTCTATCTTGTTCGGCTCCATCCTGAAGCAGCAGCGTTGCAAGCGCGGCGAGCCGGTGACGTTGAGCATGAGCAAGGACACGGCGCTGAACGATACCGAAATCTACATCTATTCGGCATCCATGCTGGAAGCTGTGGAGGGCATCGCCAGCGTGTACACCAATCAGGCCGATTTTTCCGCAGCCACCAAGCTGCGTTCTATCGTCATAGGCAGCGATGATTCCAGCTATTCCAACGTCAACCTGACCAGCACAATCAAGCTGGACTTCTCCGCGCTGGCCGTGCTGGAAGAACTGCGCATCGACCATTGCCCGAACCTGAACGCGCCGGTCGATGTGTCTGGCTGCGTGGCGCTGAAGGTGGCCAGCTTCAAGGGTACGCCGGTCTCCGCTGTCAACTTCGCTGCTGGCAGCGCTCTGGAAGAATGCTATCTGGAAAGCCCGGTCAGCCTGACGCTGCGCAATATGCAGAACATCAAGAAGTTCGATGTGGCCGACAACTACGCGAACCTGACCGGTCTGCGGCATGAAAACACGCCGTTCCCGGCAGCGTATGACATCGTGAACGCTGCATCCAAGCTGTACACGGTGCGCCTCGCGGGCATCGACTGGCAGCTCACCGGAACGGAAATTCTGAACCGCCTGCTGTCCATGGGCGGCTACGATGAAAACGGCATTGAAATCGGGCGGTCTGCTCTGTCCGGTAAGGTCTATACCTCGGTCATCCGGCAGGCAGAAGTCGAGAGCTATGCAGCAGCATGGCCCGATCTGGCCGTTACCTACGGCGGTACGGTGCAGCAGTATAAGGTGACTTTCTGCAACTATGATGGCATGGCTCTTACGCTGAAGGACGGCAGCCCGGCAGAGTTCCTTGTGGACCGCGGCGCGGACTGTGCAGACCCCATCAGGGCCGGTCTGATGGACACGCCGACCAAGGCTTCCACGCAGGCCGAGGTTTTCACCTATGGCGGCTGGGATTCTCCGCTGACGCAGGTGTTGAGCAACCTGACCGTCAAGGCAACCTATACCAGCGTCCCGCAGAAGTACACGGTGCGCTGGTATGCGCAGGCGGGCGTTGTAGTCGGCAGCAAGACCGTTGACTACGGCACTGAGGCCGTGCCGCCCGCTGACCCGGAGCGCACGGACGAGGAATCGAGCTTCGTCTACCACCTTTTTGACGGCTGGGACAAGAGCACGGCCCATGTCAAGGAGAATATGGATGTCTATGCGCGTTGGATTCGCGGCACGTTGCCCAACCTCGGCGATGACCTGTCGAACCTGAATCTGGCGCAGCTGTACGGCATCCGGCAGTCTGGCCGCGCCTCGCTCTACTTTACTGAGGACGAAATCAAGACCCGCATTCCGTTCACCATGGGCTATGAGCCGCAGTTCGACAACGTGGAATCTGTGCTGCTGGCCGAGAACATGGAGCTGACCGGCTCCACCTCCAAAGATACCGGCGTGAAGATCATGGACGTTGACGCAGGCTGGACGCTGGTTGTGGACTGTGTGTTCGACCAGCCGACCTCTGAGGCTTGCGTGGCTGCCTGCTTCACCAAGACCGGCTACCACGGCTTCAAGGTCAAGTACAGCAGCGGCACGGCTGTCCAGTGGGGTACGAACACCGCGAACAACTCTCGCGGCACTGGCCTGTCTACCATCTCCGGCATCGGCACACAGTATGTCGCAGACCAGTTCCGTGAGCTGGTCGTGCTGCGTCACGTCAAGGGCAGCCGGAACCTGAACGTCTACTTCTCCAACCCGAACGGCGATGAGATTATCAGCCGCGAGCTGATTAAGACCATCGACACCAAATCTGACGCGACCCTGATGCTGGGCTGCGACAATGACGGCAAGAACTTTGCGACCGGATTCCTGTACCGCTGCAAGCTCTGGCGGGAAGACCTCGGCGAAACCGAGTGCATGAAGATGGCCGCATGGCCGCGCGAGGAAAGCTATCTGGAAGTTGTTGGCACTGGCGGTGCAACCAAGACCAACGGCGGCACGACCTCCATTGACCTTATCCATGCCGGTCTGCTGAACGGCTACCACCGCATGAATCCCACCAACAGCAATGAGGGCGGCTGGCCCGCTTCCGAGATGCGGCAGTGGCTTCAGAGCCGCTACATGTCCGGCCTGCCCGCAGCTCTGAGCCGGATGCTGGTGTCTGTGCACATCTCGTCCGTTGACTACGGCGCGGGGACTGCTGGCATTCTGGAGACGGAAGATAAGGTCTATCTGCCATCTGTGCGTGAGATGAACGGCAATAACTCGGAACCGTTCGTGTACTGCGGCGAGCAGATTCCGTGGTTCACGTCTGACCGGACGCGAATCAAATTTGCTGGCTACACACTGAGCGAGAACCCGACCTATACGGTATCTAGCACCGCGCCCAAGAACCCCAAAAAGGGGGATGTATGGATTTGTTCTGCTGATAGTAACGTGGGGTATCTCTGGAATGGACACGCATGGGTCAGGGCGCGGTGGTATTGGCTTCGCGATGCTTCGGTGTCCAACTCTACCTACTTCGCCATTGTGTACTACGTCGGTTATGTGGGCTACTACTATGCTAGTAGCTCCAACGGCGTTCTGCCCCGGCTTCATCTGTAAAATCTGGAAAAATCTGGTCGGCGTAAGTCCGACCAGACGAGAAACGCTCCCCGGGAAAAAACCGAGGGCGGCGTAGCCGCCCCGCGGCAAATTTTCAAAAATTGGTTCCAATTTTCCAGATTTTGTGATATTTTATTGCGGAGGAGGTGATAATGTGTCGGTTCTCGCACGAAACCGCAGGCAGGCTGCAACGGAGTTTGAAATGAACTGCGCACGGCTGGTCGTACTGACCACGCAGCGGGCAGACCGCATCCCGGCCCGGTACAAGAAATTTGTCCGGCCCCGGCTGATGGAGCTGACCACCAGCGCATACCACGCGGCCATCATGGCAAATGAGGCCGATGGGAGGACGGATGCGGGCCGCGCTGAACGGCGAAAGCTGTTCGAGCGCTCCATCCGATATTTGACCGCGCTGCAAAAGCCGCTGGTTGTGTACTGGAGCCTGTTTGATTCCAAAGAGGGCGGCATCCGGGAGTGGGCAGACCTTGTAAACAAGGAACTGGCCCTGCTCCATGGAGCTGCACACTTTGAGGATGACAGAGAGGTTCCCATGATAAAGACGTTTGACCTGAAATATTCGGAAGACCGGATATTTCTGAACAAAATGCGAGAGCTGCACAAGTATACCTACTCTAAAATTTGTTCCGTGCCTTTGGAATATAAGGACCACCTGTCCGACCAGATATTGCAGTTTGTGGATGACGCGTTGTACTGCACTTTGCAGGGCAACGATATCTTCCCTACTACGCGAAAACAGTATGATGCACGAGATAAGTACATCAAGCGGGCAATCGACAATCTGAACGGACTGCAACGGCCATTGTACGCGCTGTGGAACGTCATGCTTTACAGCGAGAACGTCATGGACGAGTGGGCGGGACAAATCAACGAGTGCATCAAGCTGCTTTCCGGTCTGCGCAACTCTGATAAGAAGCGCTTCGGGAAGCTGAAATGATGATTCAATGGTGGCACGTTGTTTTAGGCTTTGCCGGTGGTATTGGCTTCGCGATGCTTCGGTGTCCAACTCTACCAACTTCAACAATGTGAACAACAACGGTAATGTGGGCAACAACAACAATGCAAGTAACAACAACGGCGTTCTGCCCCGGATTCAATGTTTGAAAGTAACCATGTATAAGGGTGAAAATATCCAGAGAATATTGAAGGAACGTGCAACCATCCGTCTGCAACGGCGGTAAATTGATGGCTGGCCTGATTTAAGGCTGGCGCACCGTATCGGTGTCCCTGAGCGGGGCGGCGGGACGATTCTTTCATGGCAGGTCATGTGCTGGGCCTGTTTCATCACCGCTTCGCAAACCTGTTTAGAATGCACACTATAAGTAGCAGGAAGGGCGTAGATTCTTTGACTAATCGGGAACAGATAAAGGCTAGGATAGAGCGGAGTAAAGCTCGGAAAGCCGCAAAACGAGAAGCGCGGGCGCGTGGGTCGTGGCGTGAGAACGGCAGCATTGATCTGGAGCTGCTGACCGTGGCCGCGAATGATGCCGCCCGCCGCTGCTTCTGGCATGGAAAACCCATCTGGGAGCAGATAGAAACAGCGTTGGAGATGCGCACCTCCTATACGGAGATGCGCATCTGGGCGCTGGACAAAGTGAAAAGCCGTGAACGGCGATTGCAGGACGTGACAGCGCTGGGGAACTTCCGCAGCGTTTTCACTATTCAAAATCTCATGAAGTCTTTGCAGAAGCGCCGGAAGGGCGTGGAATGGAAAGGCAATGTACAGCGCTTCATTTTTCATGCGATCTTGAAGCTGAAACGGCTGAAGGATTCGCTGCTGGAAGGAAAACTGAATGTTGACGCGACCATCCGCAGAATCATGCTGCATGAGCGCGGGAAGCTGCGCGAGATTCATGCGGTCATGATTGACTGCCGTGTAGTGCAGGGCTGCTATTGCGATAGCTGCCTTGTCCCGCTGACGGAGCGCACCCTGATAAGGGATAACCCGGCCAGCGTGAAGGGCAAGGGCGTGACCGATGCCCGGAACCGGCTGGAAATGTTCCTGAAGGAGCTGGCCGCAAAGCATGGCAACGACTTCTACATCATGACCGGAGATTTCACCAAGTTCTTTGACCATCTCCGACATCGCGATTGTCTGACCTGCTTCCGGGAGATTCGGCTTGACCGGATGCTCCAAGGTCTGGGCATGAAGATTGCCCGGATGTATCAAGAGAACGAGCTGGACGAGATCGCGGACGAAGCGGAACGCGCAGCGCGGGCGCAGCAGCTTCGGCAGCATAAGGGCATCGGCCTGACACTTGGCAGCCAAGAATCCCAGACCATGGCGCTGGTTATCCCGAATCGGGTTGACCATACCGTGAAGGACAAGATGGGGATCCGTGCCTATGAGCGCTATATGGACGATACCCTTGCAGCCGGACCGTCAAAGGTCGAACTGAAAGGGGTCGAGCAGGCAATTCAGAGCGAAGGGTCCAATGTCGGACTCTCCATGAATGCGAAGAAAACGGCCATAACCAAAGCGTCCAAGGGGATGAAGTTCTTGCAGATTCAGTACAAGGTGACCGAGACCGGCCATCTGGTGAAAAACCTCGCGAGGGCCGGAATCGTCCGAATGCGGCGCAAACTAAAGAAGTTCGCAAAGATGGTGCAGCGTGGCATCATGCGGCCGGACGATGCGTTTGCTTCGTTCTCCGCGTGGTTTGGCAACTCCTTCCACGCAGACGCATACCACACCAGAAAGCGGATGCTGTCACTGTACTGGCGGCTTTTCCATGGATATCGAATGAAAGGAGTGTTCGCATGAGCTTTTACAAAATCCTTGCAGATGGCAAGGTGCTGGATGTCAACGATGTGTTTTTGCGCTGGCAGCCCCGGCACGGCGTGATGATGATTTGCAGCTCGGAAAAGGCGCAGTTCGTCTGTCCGAGGGATTGCAGCGCGTACTATCACGCTGCATGGCTGAATGAGCCGCCTGAAGGGGCCGTGTACGATGGCGACATCGAGTGTGAGGAAATCGGCGAGGCCGAATATAAAGAGTTGCTGGAAGCGTTGGACGCTGGCGGGACGGTAAAGAACCCGGAACCCGACACCGGCGAGGACGGAAGCGGCGATACCGGACCCGGCGAAGATAACACCGGTGACAGCGGCGGGCAGCAGAAGCCCGCCGTTGTAGATATGAAGCAGTTGGTCGAGACCTGTGCAGGGTTGCAGAAACAGGTACAGATGTTGACCGACTGCGTATTAGAGATGAGCGAGGAAGTCTATGGTTGATGTGCCGGACTTCATCGCTCATTTTCTTTGCAAAATTTTATTCGGAAAGGAGGGCGTATTCATGATGGCTATGCTGTGGGCGCAGCAGATCATGTTTGGCAAGAAGTCTTATTCGGACGTTCCGGTCAGACTGAAAGCGAAAGTCCGGGAGCTGCTGGTTGATTCCGGCTGCGAAGACCTCATTACCGAGGACTGAACCGGAAAACAGGAAAGGCGACTGCGTAAAGGTGCGCAGCCGCCTTTTATTTTACAAACAATCAGGAAAGGAACATCGAATGGAAGAGCCTATCACGCGAGCCGAGCATGAAGAGTTCAAGCAAAGGCTCAAAGAAGAAAACTCCCGACAGGACAGGCGAATTGCTTTGCTGGAAGAAAGCGTGAGCAAGATGGGTGCCTTGTCCACATCCGTTGAAAAATTGGCCATGAGCATGCAGAGCATGGTCAAAGAACAGGAAAAACAGGGCGAAAGACTGGAAACCTTGGAGAGCCGCGATGGCGAAATGTGGCGAAAAGCGGTCGGCTATGTCGTTACAGCAATCATCGGAATCTTCGTTGGCTTCGTCTTTACCCAGATGGGTTTCTGAGGAGGAAAAGCATGAGCGTTATCACATACAAGCGCGGAGACGGAACCGCGCTGACCAAGAATTTTGTCCGGTCTGAGTTTGACTGCCCCTGCGGGTGCAGTACCCAGATGGTAGACCCTGAGCTGGCCACGAAGCTCCAGATCATCCGGGACAAGCTGGGCAAGCCCATCAAAATTACCAGCGGCTACCGCTGCCTGACGCGCAACCAGCAGGCCGGAGGCGGCACGAACAGCCGTCACCGGTACGGCATGGCCGCAGACTGGCGGCTGAAAGACCGCAGCCTGAACCCGGTGGCGCTGGGCATCATCGCGCAGGCCGTTGGCTTCGGCGGTGTTGGTATCTACTGGTACGCGGGCAATGCGTTCTGCCACGCCGACACGCGGGCGGCGAAAGCAACGTGGCTCTGCGATGCTGCGAAGCACTATCCGTCCACCACCTACCTGAAATTCATTCTGCCGACCATCAAGCGCGGCTGCACCGGCGATGCGAACCGTGTCGCAACGAAGTTCCTTCAGCGGCTGCTCGACCTGACCCCGGACGGAATTTTCGGCGAGCAGACCGAGAACGCGCTGCTCAAAGCGCAGGCAGCGCACAAGCTGACCCCGGACGGCATCTGCGGCCCGGCGAGCTGGACGGCCCTGTCCGGAGCCTCCAAGTACCTGTGAGAAATGGAGGTGATTCCGATGCAGGAGCTTCACATCAGCGTCAACCCTGCTGCTGGGCATGAGCGCAAGAAACAGGGGTCAAAGCGCGGTTTCATGGATGCGGCAGTAATCTACTGCCTGTTCATGTGCACCGTGCTGGACGCGGCTGTCTTGGCGTTGTACTGGCACAGCGCAACGGCCCCGGACAGTCTTTCCATCGCGGCGATGGCCGCTCCGTGGATGGTCGAGTTCGGTGCTATGGCAACCATCAAGAAAAGCAAAAACAAAAAGCTGCCTACCGAATTGGACAGCAGCAACGAAAATGAAGGAGAGTAAAACATGGAAGAAATCATGAAGGCCATTCTGATTGCCTGCATCCCCACCCTGACCGCTATCTTCGGCTGGGGCATCAACAAGGCCGCCAGCATTGCGAACGGCTATATTAACAACAAGTTCGCGCAGGACTGCATCCAGAATGCGGCAACCGCCGTTTATAATGCGGTGCAGTCCGTGAATCAGACCTACGTTGACGCGCTGAAGGAAGCGGACAGCTTCGACAAGGAAGCGCAGGCCATCGCGTTCAACAAGGCGCTGACGGCAGCAAAGAAAGCACTGACGCAGGAAACCATCCAGTTCATCCGGGAAACCTTCGGCGATCTGGACGGCTATCTGTCCACGCTGATTGAATCTCAGGTGCGCAGCCAGAAAACCTATATGTGACGTTTGCGTGGCTCCACGAAAACGTCGACCATTTTCGTGACCTCACGAAAATGGATGCTGCAAAAACTTTCCTGAATCCATAGCATGAGCAAGGCTCCCTTTGACCAGAAACGGCCAGAGGGAGCCTTTTTTCTTTGCGGATTTCAGAAGCGCTTTCGGAACCCAAAAATATAAAACTGGGTCAAAAACTGGGTCAGAACATAAGAAAAGACGCCGATTCTTGACGAACCAGCGTCTAAAAATGGTGGAGCGGGCAATGGGAATCGAACCCACCTCCTCAGCTTGGAAGGCTGATATACT